CGGCTACGGCTACGGCTACGGCTACGGCAACAAAGTAGTCTGTTCAGCCCGCACCACCCAAGCAGCGATTGAGTCCACCCACTTACGACAGGAGTAATTATGACACCTATCAGCTATCAGCAGATGGAGTTTGCAGACGACACCGAGCTACCACCTGCACCACCGTTGTTCGTGAGCCACAGTGCGGCGTTGGCTGCGCTCAACAATATAATCGGAATGTATCAGGCTGCGCGTGCCCACATCCCGAGACCGCTGCCACCCGACGTGCTCGACGACCGCCAACTCGCGGCAGCGCTTGATCCTCTAACCCAGTACGTCAACACCCCGCCCCTGGCAGTCCCACGCCAACCCATCACGGCGTTGCAAAACATCACGCACCGTTGGGAGCGGCGGGTGGTGGAGCACCTAGTGTGCCTGCGTGTCGGTGACTCGACGCCCGCACCTGTGTGGATGAAAGCCTGGGTGCATAAGGTGACTGCCACTTATCTTACCGGGCGTAAGCACAGGCTGCGTATCGAGGCTATGCCAGCGCACATGCCCTCAGCCAAGCGACGGTTGGTGGTAACGAGGACAGCCTGATGACCCGGCCTAATAATTGTTCCCCAAGCGATTGAGTTCACCCACTTACAGCAGGAGAATTACCCATGAGTAGAGTAAGCGACTTAGAGACGCGTGTAGAAGAAATGCGCAGCCGGATCAACACCCTGTGCGAGCTAAGACGGTCCGACCAAGATAAAGCACAAGAGCTGGAGAGAAAGCTCATACAGGTGTTCAATTGGATAATTAACAAAACACCCATAGAAGAGTCTACAGACCACCGCCGACTGAAGGCGGTAGATTCGCTTACTTCGGCGCAGCGCTACGTTGCCGAGGCTGGCGAGCTGCCGGTGGGAGAAAGCACCATTGCCCACGCAAGCTCTGAGGAAAAACTCACCACGCAGCTCAGTAAGAGCCTACCCACCAAGCAGTTCGTGGTGGACAAAATCGGACAAACGGAGTTCTTTAACGCCGTGCGCTTAGGGCTCTACGCTATTAAGCGATTGAGGTAGTCATGACTAAAACAGTAGCGGAGCGGCTGCGTGAGTTACCAGAAGTGATGGAGCGCAGCGGGACGTTCTCCACAGAGTCGTTTGAATACAGCGTAGAGGCGCGGTTGAATCATAAGCGGTCTTTCTTCCTCCGCGCTCCCCAGGGGGGTACGGCAGAGCTGCGATACGGCAACACCGCCAGTAGTGCGGTGAGAATTCTGCCTATTCCCTACGAAGCCGTGCAATCAAGGGACACCCTGATTGCGTGGATAATTGTCGTGTTGAGGATGTCGTGATGAAACGAACTTTCAACCCAAACAACCACAGGCTGGAAGAACTTGGCCTGTGGGTAACACCCGAGCACTTCACTGAAGGCGGCGCCCGTTTCATCGTACTTGCCCGCCCCAGATCTACCCTGCTGCGCGCCGAGATCTACACCATACCCGCAGAAGGCCACAGAGTAACGAAGCTGGTTAGCTACCCCCTGTGCCGCAAGGGGCAGATACGCCCAATACACACACCTATCCTCAAGCTGCGTTACTACCTAGCGACGGGGCGCATACCCAGCGACATCACGTGGGAAGTTATGCTGGCGCAAGCCCGGCAAGTGAAGAACGAGCTGGGCTTGATGAACAAACTTATCAACAAGGCAGGTGCGCCGTGACCCTACACGAGTTCCTTGGAGTTGGCGCATCTGCGAGCACCTATAAGCTATCAACAGGAGTCGTAGTATGCGCGTGTATGATCGGATACTGATGGCGTCCGTTGCACCCTACGGGGCGGGAGATTTCTGCTTCCGTAACATATCCAGAGGAGCTGGGAACGGTGAGTTTGTATTTGTCGGACACATGCGGCAGCCGTACACCGTAGACCCAGGCATACCTGTTACGCACGCCTCGTTCTTTGCTACTGAGCGGGGGTTAGCAACGGCTGTGGAACTGAGGAATTTGCAATGTTCGTATCGTCCATAAGTCGCTCACTGCGCACCCCTCTCCGCCCCCGCAACCTCTACCAAACAGGTAGTGGGAGTGGTCACGGTCAAGTCTCTTACGTCGGCGCCCGTGGTTTCGGCAGCGGCTCTGGTGGGTACTATATCGATGTAGGTAACGGGCATGACGACGACACCATGCCCATTGGTTGGCCCGACACCGTACACCGTTTGCTCGACTCTAGCCTGGGGCTTATGCAGGCAGTCGAGTGGAGGAATTTGCGATGATGGTATCTGACGTACGACGCTTCTATGAAAACATAACGTACAAGTCACGGCCTTTTGTCCGCGATCCAGATCAAATGGATAGAAAACTGCTATACAAAATACACCAACTAAGCAAGCCGCTCCAATACATGCCCTGTATCACCTCGCACCCTTCGCTGCATTACGCAGTCGAATTAGCGGGGGTGCGGGTATGAGATCGATCAGGAGAAAAGAAGAAACCCGCCTACCCAGCGGTTTCGGTAATGGACATAACCCTGAATACGGCGGGGGGTTTAACTCAGGCTACGGCAGTGCTAAGTTCGCTACACCACACCCGCCGATTTTCGTAACAGTCTCGCAGCGTAACGTCCAGGCAGCAGTCGAAATGAGGAATCTTAGGTATGTTCAAAGATTGGAAATTCAACAGAAGAGGCTTTAAGAAACGGCAGCAGTGTTTCTATAAAGTGGGGGACATCTGGCACATAACCAAAGGGTATCGAGCTAAGCTAGTGTCGATTACTGGAACCCCAAGGCAGTATTACTTCCCTGCCGTCTGCGTATTCCCCGATATGAAAAAGATACGAATCCTGCGCTTCGCAGGTGATTTAGAAATACCACTCGACAACGTAAAATCACGGCAAGAGTTTGAGGCCGTACTAACTGTTCTGTTAAGACTACACTACTCTGGAGATAAACATGAAAGCATCTAACAATCCTCTACGCATACTGATCATCGACGCGGGCTGGGTACTGGTGGGGCACATCACCTACACTAAAACCCACATGATTGTGAACAACGGCAATGTTGTTCGTAACTGGGGCACTACTCGTGGTATCGGCCAACTGGCGTTGTCAGGCCCCACTGGTGACACCGCACTGGACCCGATCCCCCGCACCTTAGTCAGCAGGGATAAGGTTATCTTCGACCTCAACGTCACGCACAAAACAGGCTGGTGGCCGACTAAAGCCAAGCGCCACGACATTGAGCCCGATGCGCCGCGTTCTGCTAAGCAGATCTTCGTGGTAGAAGCGGGCTGGGTATTGGAAGGCGAGCCGGTGGAGAACGTCAGCAACATCGGGGTGCAAGAAACCATCGTGCACAACGGCCACGTTATCCGCACCTGGGGTACCGAGTGGGGCCTGGGTGAGATTGCTATGGAGGGTCCGAAGTCAGGCACCGTGCTTGATCCGTTAGGGGAGAGCATCATCCCCTCGGCGCGTATCCTGTTCAACATGGACATCACGGATGCCTGCATCGATAAGTGGCCTCAGTAATGAGGGGCCATTGGGCGGACGGTAACGGTAATGGTCGTGGCTCTCCTTCTCCAGGGCTGCGGGTACCGATCTGCTCGGCAACGGTACCGGCGCATCCTTGTACGACTTACTTGCCTCCCGGCAAACCCTGGAAGCCAGGGTGTACCGGCTACTGGGGTCGCGGCGGGGGGTTGTTAGCGCCGTTGAACTTGCGAGGCTACGGGCATGAAGACAAACAGTTTTGGATTCGGAAATGCTAACGGCTACGGATCTCCTGTTTTCGGTACCACGCACGGTAACGGGGGAGGTAGCCCGAATAGCAGAAGCGGCGGTGGGTTCGGTAACGGCGGCGACCAGAGTAAGGACACCGGGGACGGACGAAGTCGCATGGATGGGAAGTACGTCTTCGCCTCTTGGCGCCACCTTCAAGAAGCAATCGAGTTAGCGATGCTACGGGTATGAACGACTATTACACTCATCTTTTCGGCGACGGTGATCTCCACGGCGACGCAAAAGGCGGGAACAGAACGTACAGTGTGGCTAGGCTGGTACGCGGTGCTGGTTACGATCCAGAGGACGACAGCATCGCCGACATCCCGGACCACATCACTACGCTACGTTGCGTGCGTTATGCTGTTGAACTGACGAGGCTACGGATATGAGAGAACCCACACCAGCTGTCCGTACGTGGACTAAGGAGCGAGGCGGTGGATTCGGCAGCCCTGTACCCTACGGCTGCGGATTGCCTGACTTTCGTCTTAACTTACCCAACCGGGGCGGTGGGCGGGGTTGCGGTACCCACGGCCCCGATGTTAACGGCGCAGGAGAGAGTGTTACTGACAACTACAGCGACCGTGCCTATGTTCTCTGGTCCCTGCGCCCCCTGCAGGATGCAATCGAGTTAGCGGGGTTAAGATCGTGAGTATATTCTGTATGGAATACTGGAACATCAGGGCTCCTGGGTATGGATTCTCTAACGGCGACGGGAGGGGCTATGTGAGTATGCTTGGTCTGAAGCCCCCAGACTTCGATAACCAACTATACGAATTCGTAACGAACGACACTCTCGGTGCGCCACGTGATATCCGCGCTGCAGTCGAACACGCGAGGCTACGGGTATGAATTACAACGTAGGAACCATAAACGGCTTAGCTGCAGGTGATGCCGGGGCTCAGCGCCGCCTCGCGTGCAGCACTGTAGCGGCAGGGTTCAAGCCTAAGCCCAACGGCGGGAGAGGGGAAGAACGCGGGTGCGGCTATGCGTGCGGGGCTACCAATGGCAACGGCAGAGGAGGAAGGAATAACGCCCACTACATAGTGCGCAACACCTACATCCATTTAGCGTCCCGAGGAATACAACCTGCAATCGAGCTGAAGGGGCTACGTCATGCACCCGATACAGATTAACCTTGATTGCAGGCTGATGCAGACATACAGCGTAAAGTATAACGTCCGCCGCCCACAAGCTCGTGACGTAACTCTAGGCATATTTAGCTATAGAACAAACAAACCCGAGTTTCGATGGCCACTGATGCTCAGCGTCGAAGCTCACAACACCACAGAGAGCGTCGAATTAAAACTATTACGTCAATAAACAAAACCCACAGGAGTTCCACCATGCGTTATTCAAGTGCAAAGCAAATCATTGTCTCAACCCTGACCCGTGCGCCTAAGCAGCCGGTATTTTTGATCGGCGAGCCGGGTGTGGCCAAGACCTCGTTGTGCTTCGACATTGGTAAGAAGTTCAACATCCCCGAGAAGCGCACCCTGCTGTTTCGTCCGTCACTGCGCGATCCAGTCGATTTAATGGGGGCGCCTGATTTCTTGACCACACCCGAAGGCACCCGCACCACTGTGTGGGCCTCGCCGGAAGAGTTATATAACTTCCGTAAGGGCACTGGCCCTGGGTTAATCATCTGGGACGAACTACCCCAGGCTATCACACAGATGCAGAACGCCATCGCTGGCGCCCTGTTGGACCGCGTACTAGGCCCGCTGCGCATCGATGACCAAGTGATGCAGATCGCCACCGGCAACCGCACCTCAGACAAGGCCGGCGCTAACCGTATCGTCAGCCAGCTGGGCAACCGGGTTAAGTTCATCGACCTGGAGGCCAACATCGATGACTTCTGTAAGTGGGCGCTGGGTGCAGATATCGATCCGTTATTGGTGGCGTTTCTGCGCCTTCGTCCTGACATGCTGCAGGACTTTGAAGCGGACCGCCGCTCTAACCCCACTTGCCGGAGCTGGGAGATGGTTAGCGATTCGTGTGACCCTGCCCTACCCAAGGAGTTGTTCTTCACGGATGTCATGGGCTTGGTCGGCGAGGCGGCAGCGGTGGAGTACACCGCGTTCCGCGACATGGCCGCACGGATGCCGAACATCGATGCCATCCTGCTCAACCCGCAGGGTATCGAAGTCCCGGCCGAGCCCGCCGTGTTGTTCGCGTGTGCCTCGGCGCTGGCTTACCGCGCATCGACCGATAACTTTGCCTCGCTGATGAAGTTCATGACGCGGGCACCGATCGAGTTCTCCACCATGTTCGTTAACGATGCGTTGCAGCGTCATCCCAAAATCACCAGCACCAAGGCATTCACTGATTGGGCGATTGAGAACGGCGAGGTATTTGCGTAATGCCAGACTTAGTACGGTTTCGCAATTTCGCCGAGGCGAAGCAGTTCGTACTGACAACTCCCCCTATTCGGGGGAGAGGTTCGAACATCATCCCGTGGAGCCGCGACAGGCGGAACCCGGACACCTTCAACGTACGACTAACAAAGGACTTCGATGGTAAAGAACTGGTGGCGTGCAAGATGTCGGTGCGGTTGTTATCGAGCCGTATAACTCCAAGACGACCCACATGCGGCTGAACGAGACTCTACCCGCTGGGCTGGGTCTCGGCACCAACGATGGAAAGCAGTACCTGTACAGCAGTGGCACGACATTCATACTGCCTGAGCCGTGCAATGGCATTGTGTTCCAACAGGTCCGAGATACTAACACCTGGACCACCACGCCCGAAGAGCTGGGTTACTTGTGGGGGCCGGGGCGCAAGTGGGTAACGCCGCGTGTCTCGTCCTTCATGCGCACCCTGCAGACCCAACTGCGGGTGTCCGCCAAGCTGCTGAATGACCCGGCCCTGGTGGCTATCGACGGCAGCTGGCAGACGCACCGGGTGGAGAACCCAGAAGACGCCTATAAGGATCTGCTGGCCATCATGGGGGATTGGAAGCCGGGGCAGTCAGTGGACCCCGACCTGTACCCTGACTTACTTGATCACCCCAGGACGGGGCAGTGGCAGGACCGGCTACGCCGCTGGTCTGTGCTGCGTTGGGAACCCAAAGGGCCAGGATTGCTCAGCTGGTCAGGACTCCGCGTCCTAGACTTCAAAGAACACACCAAAACCCTGGAGAGTTTAGATGAAATCCGTCGCAACGCTTAATCAATTACCCAGCAGTTCATTGGCCGATAAGGCCATGCTGGTGACACTACGCCGCACCACCTTCAACGGGCAGCAGACCGACAAGTCGGCTACCGATCTGGTGGCGAACGCAACCAACGTCAAGGGCAAAGGGCGGTTTCGCAAGAAGCTGTTCTCAGAGTCGCACCGCTTCCACGTGCTGGTGGAGGCGTACCGTGCGTTATACGAGTACCACATCGGTCATACCCTACCGTGGGAGGACCGAGGGGCACGGATGCTGCCCAGCCCTGCGTATTTTGACTTTACCGCTGCCACTCGGGCACTGGCCAGGAACTGTCAGAACGCCTTGGAGGACTTCTTGCACCACTACCAGCACGAAGTGAACTACGACGCCAAGATCCTGGGGCCGCTATTCAACGCAACCGACTACCCCCGTGTAGAAAAGATGGGCGAATGCTGGTCGCATAAGTTCATCTTCCAACCCATCCCTGCGGCGGGCGACTTCCGTATCGACGTCGACCCCGAGGTCAAGGAAGCCTTGGAAGACGCGGTGCAGGAACGTATCGCCGCTGCGCAGCAGCACATCGTCAGCCAACTCCTGGATCCACTGCAAGTGGCCGTGGAGCGCCTGAGTAAACAACCGGGGGAAGCTGGCGGGACGTTCCGGGATTCGTTAGTGAGTAACATACAGGACGCCGCGCAGCGTATGGCGGGGCTAGTAGGGCTGAGCAACGACCCGATGCTGGCCAGGATGGTCGAGAAGGTCAACAAGCTGGCGCAGAACCTGCCCGCACCTGCCGCCTTGCGAGCCTCCATCGGTGCACGGCAAACCACTGCTCAGAGTGCGGAGGCGTTGGTCAATGACCTAGTGAGTATGTTCGGTGGAGGTGGGTAATGTTCAGCCAGCCTAGACCACGCTGGGCGGTGCCTGGGCTTTACGCCATGCGGATTTATACATTCTACCAAAATAGGATGCACACGCGACCCCCAGAAGCCAGAGGGGGTGGGCACGGATGCCCCTTCACTACCGGAGGCGGGGTGGGTATCGCGGAGGACTTCCGCCCCGTAGATCGCTCACGCCTCGCCAGGGACCGCCTACTCCAAGCCGCGATGAAGAACTACTCCGAAGCAGGGTCTGCTAAAGAGGTTCGCAGACTACTGCATGAGATGCGCAGCTGGGTGCTCATCAGTGACGGCCCGTCGTTGTATGACGCGGTTCGATTCAAACACTTAACCACAGGAGGAGGTCATGACTCCGATTGATTTTATGACGGCCTGGGCCAAGGCTAATCGTGGTCTCCACGGCCCCGGCAGTAAGTGGCGTAGGGACTTCTGCACCAGCAAGGACATGCGCGTGCTGCGTTATAGGGGCGCGTCGGTGTGGGCCAATGGTCGGGTAACGCTCAGTACGCCAGGGCGCGAAGAGTGCGCAGAGTACAAAGCGCTGGGCCTGGAGACAGCAATAAAGTCAGCGTTGGCAAAAGACTGCCCTGACTTCCGCCACCCCTACACCAAAAAACCCTTAAAGAAAACCTGGGTGGCGGAGGACATCGGCGGACGCGGCATCGTTCTGGACCACCATCGCCGTCGCGCTTACAAGTTCAGTACCCATACCATGGAGTGGTCGCCACGGGAGGCGGACCCCAACAACGCAGAGCCTTGGAACCTGCGAGTAGCGGATGCAGAGACAGCCGCATCGGTAAAGCGATGGCTGAAGCAGCTGGAGAACTTCATGGCGCCAATGATAAAACTTGGCGTTATCAAAGCCAATGATGTCCACAATGCGACTGGGACAGGGTACGTGTATTCACCCCACGACGTAAGGCACCCGCTAGTGGTCGCGCTACGCAAACTGCTCGCCCTGCATGACGAAGGCCGTGACATAAAGGAGTGGGCGGCGCACCGCACAGAGGGAGTTCCGTTCGACCCGTTGTTATCCCTTACACTACTGAACCCCGCAGGACTTAACCTACACTTCGATGCAAAGCAGCTCATGAAGGCTGCGAAAAACGTCTTGGTGGAGATGAAAAAAGCACCGATTCAGCTACCCTATCTAACATTCTAACTTGCCATAATACTGTTAAACATTTAACATTGTAGTACCCCACAGGAGAACACCATGGACCACTTAAAGCTATTAGCCAAGGTGCGTACGCGCCTTGTTGTGGATTATCCGTTCTTTGCCTCCGTGATGCTCCGCAAGGAGCTGCGCTGGACGCAGGACTTACCCACGGCGGGCATCTCGCCTACCGGCACCATCTACATCAACCCGGCGTTCTTCTGCAAGCTGAGCGTCGAGCAGGGGGTGTTCCTCATGGCCCACGAAGCCATGCACTACCTGTCCTGCCACTTCCTGCGTCTTGGGCCACGGGATGCCAAGAAATGGAACTGGGCCACGGATGCCGTTATCAACGAGATCTTGAAGCAAGCCAACGTCGGAGAGTTTATCCCCGAAGGTGTGGAGCTACCCGGTGCCGAGAAGCGTAACGCTGAGGACGTCTATGCCCACATGCCAGAGTCACCCGAGGGTGGCGGTGGCCCTGGCGAGCATACCCTGGCAGGCGATATCTTACCCGGCGAAGGTGCTGGTAAAGACGGCAAAGCCTCGCCACCGATGACCTCGGAACAGGCAGGGGCTATTGAAGCCCAAGCCAAGCTCGACGCTGCCCAAGCTCGCCGTGCGGCCAAGATGATGGGCAAGATGCCGGCGGCGTTGGAGCGCTTCGTCGATCAGCTGGTCAACGTCGTCACGCCGTGGCACTCCATCCTGGAGCGTTACATGCACAGCTTCCGTCTGGACGACCTGAGCTGGTCACGCCCCAACAAGCGCTACCGCGCCCTGGGTATGTACTTACCTGGGAAGAATTACGTGCCCGAAATGGGCACCGTGGTGATCGGCGTCGACACCTCTGGATCTATCGGTCCAGATGAACTCAAGCACTTCGGCGGGCACGTCAAGCGCATCCTCGAAGATTGTCGCCCAGAGAAAGTTTATGTGGTTTACTGCGATGCGGCAGTGAATCGCGTGGACGAATTCGAAGCGGCGGACGACTTGGAGATGCACTGTGTTGGCGGTGGTGGTACGGCGTTCAGGCCGGTGTTCCAATGGGTAGAAGAACAGGGGATTTCTCCTGACGTGTTGGTGTACCTGACCGACTTACACGGCGACACCAACTTCAAAGCCCCGCCGTACGAAACCCTCTGGGTATCCACGGGATCACATGACGCACAGTTCGGCGTCGTCATCCCTTATACCCTGGAGTAACTGTATGTTCCACGTCCACAAAACCGTTGAAATGGTTCGATTGGTCCACGAGGCAATCCGCATCATGGACCAAGGGGCGGTGACACCTGAGCTGCACAATGACACAGAGCTGGTACTGAGTCTGTGCGCGTTGCACCTGCGGTACCCGGAGTTCTCAGTCGGGGCAGCTGACCACAGCCGCATCCTGCGACTGCGCCACCGCGTGGATATTTTTTACAAAGCACTGGGCCGTTCCGCATGAGCGGCCCCAACTGAGGTGAGTATGTTAGTCACACTGGATTTCGAGACCTTTTATAGCAAGGACTTTTCCTTATCAAAAATAACCACGGAGGAGTACATCAACTCACCTCTGTTCGAAGCAATCGGGGTGAGCGTAAAAATCGATGACCACCCTGCGCAGTGGGTGGCGGGGGAGCGGGACATACCCCAGATATTAGGCGAAGTCGAATGGCCAAAGGCAAAACTATTGTGTCAAAACACCGCATTCGATGGCGCTATTTTAAGTTGGCGTTATGGGCATGAGCCAATGTTTTATTTGGATACGTTAGGTATGGCCCGCCCCATCCATGGAGCACACCGTTCTTGCAGCTTAGCTTCAACCGCTGCGTATTATGGCATCGGTAACAAAGGTACCGAGGTAGTGCAAGCGATGGGCAAGCGGCTTAAAGATTTCGCTGCCGTCGAACTCGCGGCGTATGGCGAGTACTGCAAGAACGACACCGAGTTGACCTACCAGTTATTTAGAAAACTCGCCAAGGAAGGATTCCCACGCAGCGAACTATTAATTATCGACTGCCTGTTGCGCATGTATATTAACCCTGGTTTTGAGCTGGACAAGCCGTTGCTGGAGGAACACCTATCAGCAGTGAAGGAATCTAAAAAAGACGCGCTGCGCTATGTCATTGAATGCGCCAAGGAGCAACTGCACAGTGAAGGTGGCAGCGCTGAAGCGGCGGAGGTAGTATCGAAAATTGTCGAGATGCGTTTAAAAGGCGCGTCGATTAAAGATGTCGTTATGTCTGACAACAACCTCGCGGCACTGATGGAATTAGCAGGCGTGCTGCCACCTAAAAAACTCAGCCCGCGCACCGGTAAAGAAGCCTGGGCATTTGCCAAAACGGATCAAGCCTTTAAAGAATTACTCGATCACGAAAACCCTATTGTATCCAGCTTGGTAGCGGCGCGGCTAAATGTTAAATCGAGCATTGAAGAGTCGCGTACCGAGCGGTTTATTAACGTCGCAGATCGCACCGGCCGGCTGCCCATTATGCTGAATTACTGGGGCGCCCACACGGGGCGTTGTTCGGGCGGGGAAAAGCTCAATCTGCAGAACCTGCCACGCGGGGGTACGTTGCGGCGGGCACTAAAAGCACCGGAGGGGCACAAGGTTATCGCCTGCGACGCAGCGCAGATCGAAGCCCGCGTACTAGCCTACATGGCGGATCAGACCGATCTTGTCGCTGCTTTCGCTGCCGACGAAGATGTATATTCCCTATTCGCCGAAGCGATCTACGGGTACGCCATCAACAAAGACGACAACCCCAGCGAACGGCAGATGGGTAAGGTGGGTATTTTGGGCTTGGGTTTTTACATGGGGCCGGATCGGTTTATTGACGCGGTACGGGTCATGGCGAAGAAGCAAATTACCTTGGAAGAAGCCCAACACGTCGTCAAGGTCTACCGCACCAAAAACAAAAAGATCGTGCAGTACTGGTACGCCGCTGGGCGTGCACTCGAAGCAATGGAGCGTGGCGAATCCGGCACCATCGAGGGACCACTGCCGATACAATTTTGTGGCAAAACAAAGCGCGTATTCCTGCCGAATGGTCTATGGTTAAGTTACCCGAATTTGCGCAGAGAAGGCGAAGAGTATTTTTATGACATGTGGAAAGGTCGGGGGTTTGTTAAAACTAAAATATACAGCGGAAAGCTGGTCGAGAATATCGTCCAGGCCGTAGCGCGCATTGTAGTGTTTGAGCAGATGGCACTGATCGCGCAGCTGCTAAAGCCGATGCAAATTAAATTCCCGGCGTTGACCATACGCCTCGCCGTCACCGTGCACGATGAAGTAGTAGGTATTGTGCCTGAGCAGTTGGCAGTGAAAATAAAAAACGCCATTGCGAGAATTATGGGTACCGCACCGCAGTGGGCGCCTGGGTTGCCCATCGCATGTGAGGCCAAGATTGGAGACAATTATGCCGAATGTAAATGATCCACCGGTTGTGATAAATCGTGAGAAAATAAAAGCACTTGCCCAAGAATGCGGCTTCACACTGCGCGATGGCGACTTACGCCCCTACGTGTACGAGTTTGCAGAGCGACTAACGGCACCGCAAGCGGCGTTGGTAGGCATGTTAGAAAAGTGCGCGTACATGCTGGGCGATGTACCCCGTAATTTAGGATTAGGGGAGTTCGGCGGTCCGCGCTACGAAGTCGGCGAAGTCGTCGACGAAATTAACTGCATACTTGCGGAGGTGCGCCGTGACTGATCGCATTTACCCTTTTAAGGCGTGGAGCTATTCCGCGCTGACATCGTTTGAAACGTGCCCTCGGCGTCACTACCTGACACGGGTAGCGAAGATCGTAAAGGAGCCGGATAGCGAGCACCTACGTTGGGGGAACTTCGTACACGAAGCCCTCGATAAGCGCGTACAACACCACACCCCCTTACCTGAAACCATCCAGCGCTACGAGACGTTTGTGTTAGCGCTGGAGAAACGCGAAGGCGTGTTGGAGTCAGAACAGAAGATTGCCCTGACCAAAGACTTCGAGCAAGTAGGGTACTTTGATCGCAACGTATGGCTGCGCGCCGTGCTCGACGTCTCGCTCACCAGCCCTGACGGCAAGAAAGCCCTGGTGTTGGATTGGAAGACCGGCAAGAACATCCCGGATGACGACCAGTTGAAGCTGTTTGCAGCGGTGTCGTTCTCCCTGAGCACTGCGTTGGAGCGGGTCCATGCCGGCTACGCCATGCTGCAACTCAACAAGATGACGCCTCCGGTGGTGTTCCATCGAGAGCAGGAGTCGGATCTGTGGAACGAATTCATGCCGCGCGTGCAGCGTCTGCAGCGTGCTCATGAGAAAAACCAATGGCCCGAGAAGCCCTCGGGGTTGTGTAAGAAGTACTGTCCAGTGGGTAAGCAAAACTGTGACTACTGTGGGTGGTGACAAGGACGTCCCAACTTATTTTGGAGAGAAGTATGGCGACTGAAAACTGGTCTGAGAAAGACGAAGAACGCGCAGCAATACTGATGCACAACGGCAACAACGGTGAGCACTATGACTCGGTAGAATATGCTATTGCCAGGGGGGCAACGCATTACGACGCCCTCAGAGAGGTGTTTCTGAAAAACATCGACGGGTGGCACGCCTTAGTTGGTAAACAATGGCTCCCCTTTATCAAGGAGGGGAGTGACACAATCAGACCGATCATGGCCCATCCGTCGTTCGCAATGATGGTAAGACCCTCTGGTAAGCCCGTTAACCCAGTAAAACCAACCAGTGCCGTGGATTTGCTCGACGCCGCCAAGGGTCACATTGGCGACCGGACCAGGACGTATGATAAGCCCGAGGGGGAGCGATCCATGGGTGCTACGGTGCAGGCGTTTGAAGCTGTTACCGGTATAACCCTGACCGAGGAGCAGGGGTGGTTGTTCCAGATCATGCTCAAAGCCGTTCGATCCCAACAGGGTTTCTACCGGGGCGATAACTATGAGGACGGTGCAGCGTATTTCGCCCTCATGGGCGAGACAGCGGCGAGGGACAGACCATGATCACGCCAGTAGTAGAGTTCGTAAAGTTACATCAGAAAGCCATCTGCCCAGTGCGCAAAACCGACGGGGCGGCGGGCTTCGACTTATTCGCACTACACGACATACTGTTCGAGCCGGGGGCTATTTTTGATATCCCGATCGGCATCGGCTGTGTCATCCCGCATGGTTACGTCGGCATCATCCGCTCTCGATCTGGGCTATACTTTAACCACCGAGTCCAGGCGTTTCACGGTACCATCGATGCAGACTTTCGTGGCGAGATCGTGGTCAGCATGAGTCAAGCGTGGAGCCGTGATCCGCAGATCGTCAAGTACCGCTGGGCATTTGCCCAGATGGTAGTCATGCCCTGCTTACTGACAGGCGTAGAGATAACCCCGGAGGAGTTCGCCAACCGGCCTACCGATCGCGGTGCCAGGGGGCTGGGCTCCACCGACGTAGTGGAGTTTAAACCGTGACTTACACGCAATGGCGCGTGATATTCTTCGTGGTTGTTTTCTGGGGCGTCGTAGGCTCGATGGCGTACGAGGATGCCAAGGATGAAGAACGCCGCCTGTGTAACTACGCGGTGGAGGTAGGGACTATTCCCCCGCCCTATTGTGGAGAAGACGATGGCCGGGATAACACCAGAGGGGCGCGTCAAGAAACGCGTTCGGCAGTTACTGAGTGATCGGGGCGCTCGCTTGTGGCACTACATGCCCATGCAAAATGGCATGGGTGTCGTAGGCATCCCGGATTTAGTTTGCTGTTATCGGGGGATCTTTGTTGCTATCGAGACCAAGGCCCCGATGAAAACCCCCACCACAGAGGTACAACGGTGGAACAAAGCCACACCCAACCAACAACACCAACTCACGGGGATTCGCCGTGCCGGAGGGTATGCCATAGTAGCCGATGATGTAGAGCAGGTCCGGCAGCTGCTGGATAAAATTGACGTGACGTTGGGAGGGCCACTCGATGGCTGACAAACCAAGAGATTACAAAAAGGAATACAAGGACTACCACGGGAAGCCTGAGCAGATAAAAAAGCGCGCTCAACGCGTCCAGGCACGGCGGGATGCCGAGAAGGACGGGCGCGTGTCCAAAGGGGACGGCAAGGATCTGGACCACGTAAAACCGATACGCAAGGGCGGCGGCAACGCGGGCAACACCCGAGTGACGACCCCCAAAGTAAACCGGGGGTGGCGCAAGGGGAAAAAGGGGTATGACTGATGTTAGTCAGTACTAAGCACAAGGCACTGATTCTTAACTCCCGAAACCCCGAACGTATCAAGAAAGTCATACCCAAGGTTAAGCAATTCGAGTATCGCGGCACGCCGTTACTGGCGCTGCCGCACGTCGTTGAAGTGGTGCGCATACTGCGTAACCTGGGCATCGATGCGCCCGCCCCGATCAGTTACTACTACGAATGGGCAGGAATGTATGCCCCCTATATGGAGCAGCATGAGACGGCGGCGATGCTCTCGCAGCATAACCGGGCGTATTGCCTTAACTCGATGGGCACCGGCAAGACGCTGGCATCCCTATGGGCGTATGACTACCTGCGCTCACAAGGGATCGTCAAGCGCCTGCTGGTGGTAGCGCCGCTCTCGACCTTGGAGCGGACCTGGGGCGACACGGTGTTCGAGCACTTCCCCGATCTGCGCTGCGTATCGTTGTACGGTGCAGCCAGCAAGCGCAGGAAGCTGTTGGCAAAACCTGCGGATATCTACGTCGTCAACCACCATGGCTTGGCGATTCTGCAGGACGACTTGAAACAGCGGCCTGACATCGACCTCGTAATTTATGACGAGCTGTCCGTGGTGAAGAACTCCAAAACCTCGCTATGGAAAGCGGCCAACCACGTCATCAACGGGCCTATCCTTAGGAAAGCCTGGGGGCTGACGGGCACGCCGATGTCGGACTCTCCCTTGGACGTATGGGGGCAGGTAAAACTGATCACGCCATGGCAGGCGCAGGGGCGGTTCTCGCAGTTCCGGGAGCAGATCATGTTCCCGTCGGGTCCGTTTTCATGGATACCCCGCAAGGGTTATCTGGACGTCCTGCACCGCATGATGCAGCCAGCGGTGCGCTTTACCCTAGAGGAGTGTGTTGATCTACCAGAGCAAGTGTTTATCGAGCGTCATGCACCACTGACCCCGGAGCAGAATAAAGCGTTTAAGGACATGATCGGCAAACTACGTGCGGAGTATGCCGCAGGAGAAATCCTCGCGGTTAACGAAGCTGTTAAGGTCGGTAAGCTACTGCAAATCTCGGCGGGCGTGGCGTATGACATCCACGGCAAAGAAGTACTACTGCCCTCTGGACCCAGGTTGTCAGCCTTGGAGGAGCTGATCGACGAGTCCGAAGGTAGCGTGATTGTGTTCGTCGCCTTCAGTGGGGTACTGCGCAGTGTGGTGGAGTTTTTGAGCCGCCGCTACAGCACTGCATTCATCGATGGCGGCGTTAAAAAATACGACCGGGATAGGATTTTTGGGGAGTTCCAAAAGAACGGGTTCAAGGTGTTAGTGGCGCAGCCCAAAACCATGTCGCACGGGCTGACGCTAACCGCCGCTACTACCATCGTGTGGTACGGACCCATTACATCCAACGAGACATTCGAGCAAGCCAATGCGCGGATAAGGAGACCAGGACAAAAGAAAACAACGGTAGTCGCCGCCTTGACGGGAACCCCGTTAGAGCGTAAACTTTTTAACAGATTACGGACTAAGCAGAATACGCAAGGACAGCTGTTAGATCTATTCAAAACCCACGAGGAAGAGTTATGACACTCGAAGAACTTATCGCCAAGTATGTCGCCCTGCGCGACAAAAAAGCGGCTATCGAGAAACGCCAGAAGGAAGAACTGGTGCCCCTGGTATCCGCGATGAACAAGATCGAAGGTGTGTTGCTGCAGAGTTTGCAAGAGCTGGGCGGGGAAGAAGCCAGCATGAAGACCGCCCACGGTACGGCGTACATCAAGTATGCCACCAGCGCTAAGATCCAGGATTGGGAAGCGTTCTTCACTGACTACGTGCTGCCCAACCAAGCCTTTGACATGCTCAACAAAGCCTGCAACAAGACGGCGGTGGCTGAGTTTGTCGAAACCCACAAGCAACCCCCTCCCGGTGTGGAGTGGAACCGCGTCGCCACGATCGGCATCAACCGCCCTCGGCCCAAATAAGGAGACCCCAATGGCAAACTTCATTACCCTGCCCGGTTACAAGGGCGGAGAGCTTCATATTAACCGCAGTATGGTGGAGTGCATCCACCCATACGAATCCAAAGAGGGCGAGGTAGTAAACGCCTGTGTTGTTCGTATGACTGGCAGTGAAGGGGGCTATCTGGTTGCCCTCTCCTGCACAGACGTCCTCGCCCGCTTAGCCAACCATTAAGGAGTTATCATGAGTGCATTAATCCCGTTTGAATCCGCAGGGCTACCTGCTTATATGACCGAAGCCCCGGACCGCATTGCCGAATTGGCGGCGGGGGGTATTGGTTTTCCCGTACTGAGCTACAAGGGCAAAGTATGGTCCATCAAGCGCAGCGGTGAGAAGACCACCATCATGCGTCCTGATGACGACGAAACACCAGCGGCTACCTTGGATGTCGTTATCCTGCGCGCTGGCCAAGGTGTATCGAAGGTGTTTTATAGCACGCGCTACACTGACGGTAACGACGACGCACCCGCGTGCTTCTCTAACGATGGCATCCGCCCGGACCCCTCCGCTGAAGAAAAGCAGTCCGACACCTGCGCCACCTGCCCGCACAATGTGTTCGGCACGGCGGTGGGTGAGGACGGTTCTGGTAAGGGTAAGCGTTGCGGCGACTTTAAACGTCTTGCTGTCGCTGCAGCATCCAGCTTGGAAGACCCGTTGTTGCTGCGTATCCCACCCGCCAGTCTGCGTAACCTGACCGAGTACAGCAAGATGCTGGCGACTCGCAACGTGCGCGACTACGCCGTAGTGGTCACTCGCCTGAGCTTCGATCACGACGCCGCCACGCCCAAGGTGAAGTTCAAGCCGATTGGGTTTTTGGCTGAAGCCCAGTACAAAGTCTCCAAAGGGATGTACGACGATCCTGTCGTGCAAGAGATCGTTGGGCTGCTGAATAAGCCGGTGGCACAACCTGCGCCTGCCGAGCCGATCGACGACGATGTGGACGAACCAGCACCGGCCCCAGCGCCCGCCAAGAAGGCCGCGCCTAAGAAACCCGCTACCCCGGTGGCACCGCCCGAGGACGATGAAGAGGAGGAAGACGAAACCCCACCGCCACCGCCAAAACCGGCAGCCAAAAGAACGACAGCGGCGAAAAAGACCAACACCTCCATGTTCGCTGCGCAGGAAGTAGCAGACGAGGAGGAAGAGGAAGCTCCACCGCCAAAAGCTGCTGCCCCCGCCAAAAAGCCTGCCGTAACGGTACCACAAGGGCTGGAAGCAGAGCTGGACAGCTTGCTTGAAGGCTTTGACGACTAACCCATAAAGGGCCAGGGATGGCCTCGGAGGTTTTATGACTGAACAAGAAGTTCTGCTGAGAAACGCCGGGATGACGAAAGCGGATCTGGCGCGCCTGCTACGGGTGTCGCGGGTCTCCGCTCACCAGTGGTTATCAGGGAAGTACGCGCCGAGTCCGTTCCACGCACCTCGGTTAAAAGATGCGCTTGAAACAATCCAAGTCGCGGTCGATACTGGTTTGTTGCCCGGTTCACTTTTGGAAGGGAAAGTGTCTCGGGTACAGCGCTTACCGTATATTCGACACCAGCTGGATTCTGCGCGGGCTTCGCACGACACTGCGTTGAGCGATATCAGCTAGGGGTCCGCATCACAGGCGGTCACACCATGAAGCTAAGGGAATTTTTAACCTTGGTCACACCCAGGGTTGGCATAAAATACGCTGCAGAACTGTATTCGTTCCAAGCAGACGACAAAATTATAAAGACATTCCGCCACACTGCCTACCACGACGTCTCAGAATGGGCCACTGGGATGATCACCATGGACGCCGAAGAACGTCACACCTATTTCGCCTTAGCGGGGTTTGCTGAGCCAATCCCCGCCATCGATCGCCGCACCGGCAAACTCAAGCTCACTAAGAACGGCAAACAGAAGTACGACTACCGCACCCAGCAGTTGGCCATCGCGGCCCGCTCGCTGTGGATCGATCTGGACTGTGGTGAAGCCAAAGCCGAAAAGGGCCTGGGCTATGCGACGCAGAAGGAAGCCGCCCAGGAGGTGGTCAAGTTCTGCAGACTGGCCAAGCTACCTGCCCCGATTATGGTTAACTCCGGCTATGGCTTGCATTGCTATTGGCCGTTCGTTGAGGATGTACCGGCACGTCAATGGATGGGCATTGCCAAGATCTGGCGCCAAGTGCTCAACGTCTACCAGATCCGCTCAGACGCCTCGCGGGACATCGATATAGCCTCGGTACTGCGCCCACCCAAGACCAACAACAGAAAAGGCACCATCGCCCGCCCTGTTGTCGTAATGAACAAAGCCCCGGTACAACCCACCCCCGTCGCGCAGTTTCTGGGGTTGCTCAAGAACGCCCTGGAGGGCAAAGAGGCGCTGCCGGCTCCATCGGTGCCCTTACTTAGCCACGCCCCGTCCTACGCAGAGGACCGCTCCCAGGACATGGCGACTGATTTGCCCCAGATCCCCGCCTTCGCCGAGGATATCGTCCGCCAGTGCAACCAGATGCTGCAGTTTCACAGCAACAACGGCGACGCACCCGAACCGGTCTGGCGGGGCCTGCTGGGGGTACTAAAGCACACCACAGAGGGTGAAAAAATAGCCCACGAGTGGTCGGCCCTGCATCCCAACTACTCAGCGGACGAAACCCAGCAAAAGCTCGACGGGTGGGCGACAGGCCCCGCTACCTGTGCCTATTTTGACAAGTGCAATCCTGACGGCTGTAGTGGCTGCTCGCTTAAAGGCACCATTACGTCCCCTATCCAGCTCGGCTACCGACGGGATACCATGGTCAAGACGGCAGATATCACTGCCGAAGTCAACGGGGTAGAGGCAGTCATCGAGGGGATTACCCTGCCCAAAGGCTACATCCAGACCGCCAAAGGGGGCTTGGCATTTTTGAAAACCGACAGCGAGGGTATGATAAAACCCATCATGTTTGCCCGCTGCACGTTCTACCCGGTGGCGCGGATTCGTAGCTCGGACAACACGTACTCTTACCAGTTTCGCGTTATCAAATCGGATGGTACGGTCCGTCTATTTCCAGTGGAGGGGGCGATGACGGCAAAGCCAACCGTGGTGGAACTGCTCGCATCCCAAGAGGTGTTTATGACCAACATATCGTTATCACAGTACATGCGCCAATACGTGACGGACTTCTGTGCCCACATGGTGGATTCCTCGGCAGAGGTACGCACCTACGTGCAGTTTGGCTGGCACGCCGAGCGCAGCGCGTTTGTGATCGGCGAACGTGAATACACGGTCGACGGCATTGTTAAGCAAGCCGTGGTGGATAAGAACGCAGGGCGTTGTTCTGCGGCGTTCGGGCAGGTGGCAGCCTCGCCTGAGCCCTGGGTAAGCACCATCAACTGGATCTACAACCGCCCCGGTATGACGCACATGCAGTACGCCCTGTGCAGTGGGTTCGGGAGTTTGTTGGGGGTGTTCCAGTCCGATCTGTACGCCGGCATCCCCCTGGCCTTGACCGACCCCAGCTCGGGTAAGGGTAAAACTACCGTGGGGAAGCTGGCGCTCATGGCGTTCGGTAACTGGCGGGCCATGACCATCGGCACCAAGGACGGCGCCACGCCAATGGCCCGTATCGCTACCCTGGCGACCATGGGCAACCTGCCGGTACTGATCGACGAGATCACCGACATCGATCCGCAGGAGCTATCAACATTCCTCTATGCAGTATCCAACGGTCGGGATCGTCTGCGCTTGAGTCAAACCGGTGAGCTGCGCGACAGTTCGTCGTGGAACCTCAGCGCGTACCTGACCGCCAACGAGGGGTTGACCAACAAGCTGGCTACGCTGTCGCGGGATGTGGAGGCTAACCAAGTGCGTATTTTTGAGATCTCTACGCGCGACTACCCAGTCCCTATCCTCGATTCGGTGGAGGTCGACAAGCGCGTGACCGACGCCCAGAAAGGATCGGGGGCACCGGGGGATGCGTTTATCCGCTTCGTGGTGCAAAACCAAGCCGTGGTGGAGCAGTTGATTTTCTCCATCAAGCAACGCATCCAGCGTCTCAGCCCTGAGACCGACGCGCCGCAATGGCGTTTTTACCGGTACCACGTGGAGTGCACCCTGGCAGCGGCGGCGATCATGCGGCGCTTGAAACTGGTGGATTTTGACATCAGGACGCTGCAAGGTTGGGCGGTTGAGCACTTGGCGCGCTTGGCTAAGGTGGTTACAACGGAGAAGATCGAGTCCAATGCCGTCGAAGCACAGCTCAACAAGCTGATCACCACGGTACGCAAGAGTCTGCTGGTCACGAACGGCTTTAGTCGCAACGACAAAGAGCTGCCGTCGTTCATCCCGCAGGATCGTATCGCAGGGCGCTTCATCATTGGTAACACGCACACACCCGAAGGACTGCACAATGTCGTTATCCTATCACTGGCGCACTTGCGTGAGTGGTGCCGCGAAGCCTCGGTGGACTGCACCCACCTACGCGACACGGCCATCGAGATGGGGTATTTTATCCCCGCCAGCGACGGTACCGATACGCACACTTACAACTTGACGCTGGGTACGAACATACCGGGTACGCCAGCGAAGTGTGTAATGCTAAGCCTAAACAAGCTGCAGAGTGTGCAGAAACTACTCAGAGCTGTATGAAAGGGCCGGGGGTTAGGAGAGAAACCCCCCGGCAAATCTCAACCCACAGGAGATTTAGAGACCGAGGTTAGTGTATACGCTCGGTCTCTTTTCTGTCAACGGGTCAACTCTTCCGCCAACGCCCTGGTAGTCCGGGTAGTAGGCACCCCCGCCACCACGCTGGCCTCGCGGGTTTTACGCCGCTTGTAAGCCGACTCCAGTTCCTGCATCTTCGCTCGCGGCATCCCGTACCGTGCCCGCGCTGCCTGCAGATCCAACCACTCCCGCTGTACCAGCCGAATGTCCTGGGTGTTGTTCGCCTCTTTGGCACGGATGTAACGCTTCTTCAGGTCCGACGACTGTTGCGAGAAGAACGTATCGGTGTCCTCCACCAGGGAGCTGATCTTCCACCGGTCGGTCAGGCGCTTGGACGGCGCGCCGATCGCTTGGCTGAAAAAGTCAAACAGGGAGATATCCTCAGGAGATAACAGCTCCTCGTCGCTGCGATTACGCACCCCTTCACCCTGCAGGTTAATGGCCCGGATGAGATCCCTAACACCCCGGGGCATCAACTGCGCCGTACCCAGCACCACCTCACCCTCCGCCAACAAGCCAAGCCCGTCAACGAACTGTGACCCCAGCGATACCGCAGGGCCGAACATGGCGGTGAAGGTTTCTTGGTAGCCGTCGCGGGTCAGATCGAAATCCGCAAACGGCAGCAGCGACGTGGTGGTCGACATCGACAACCGCGCCTGCAAGTCCACGCCCAAAAAGCTCGGTACACCTTGCAGCAGCAAGTCAGCCACCGCTTTGTCGCCAACCCCCCGCCGTACCAGCAACTCAAAATCCTTCGGTTCGTCCTCTTCACCAAACGCTGCGGCCAGTACCGGCGCAATCAGGTTCATCATCGGTAATCCCAAGGCACCCCCCATGAACGCATGGGTACCCATCAGGAAGCCCAAATAACGCCGCGCCACGGCACGCTCCTCTGGACTGGCACCAGTGAGCCACTGGCGTGCTGTTTTCGCCAGCAGCCCCAGCTGAATCAGCTGGAACTTGCGGAACTGGAACATCAGCCGCCCGGTCGGGATACGTTCGATCAAGCTCGGCGCGTTAATGTGGCTGTAATCACCCTGCGTGTCCTGCACCGTCACGTTGGCGTAGTCCTTGGCGCGCTGCATCACTTCGTCAGGCGTCTTGCCCTCAGCGGTTGCCTTCGCCGCTTCCAGGCGGTAGGCCGACAAGGCGGTCACGGCGCGGTTGTAGATCTCCACGGTGCGTACCATGTGGCGCATCTCGGATACGCGGGCTTTGTAGAACCGCCCTGGTCTGGTTGCGGCCGTGCCGAACTTACCCAGGTCAGGCTCGATACCGATGTCGAGCAAGCCCTGGTTCTGCAAGGATTCCAGCAGGCGGCGCTCGCCCAGGTCTTCCACCTTGGTTACGTCGAACAAGGTACCACTGAGCATACGCTTGTCGGACAGCATATCCCGCCACCGCGCCACATCCCGGTAGGCTTGCGTCATGGTCGTCGCGGCTTTGTTCATACTGAATTTGGCCGACAGCGCAGGCCATGTCATCATCCAGGGTTGGGTGATGTTCTGCAGGTAGTACGATGGGGTAGACAGCAGCATCCACACCGAGGTGTGCGCCATGGCACTGCCTTGCATCCGGTCGAACCAACCATCTTTGAAATTCATCCAGTCACGTTGACGAGACAACAAGTCGTTCAGCGCCAGCACCCGCTGATCCTGGGTACCGGGGGCGTTTTTGTCCTTAGCGATGCCTTTTAACTGCTCCAGCAGGGTGAACGTATCCCGGTTGGTACGCAGCGCAGACAGCAGGTGAGCACTACCCTGGATGTTCTCAATGTAGGCGTGCAGCATCTGTTTGCTCTCGCCGTGAATGTTGCGGCGTCGGATCTCTGTTTTGCGGATACTGGTGTCATCCAACATCTGGATATACAACCGCTGCACCGCTTCACTCAACGCGGTGTTCTCGCGGGAATCAAACCCCTCAGCCTGTTTCTTCAACCGCTCAACCAGGGCGAACGGAATCGCTTCGTTCTCTTGGAAATGCGCCATCCGCTCGGACCAGTCAGTCTCCAGCCCTTGGGCCGTCCAATCCTCTTTCAACGCCTCGGCTTCGATTACCGAATCGGTGAACGACACTTGGCGGTGCTTGATGTTGCTCTCCAGCTCACGCACGCGCTTGCGCCCTGCCTTTGCCACGGTAGGGTCAAGGCTCTTGGAGTCTTCCACGGCCTGCTTGAATTCTGCTGACGAACCAACCACGGCAATCTTGCCCCAGCGCCGCAACGGCATGTAGGGATCTTTCCCTGAGAACTCGCGGGCTTCCCACTTCTCCAGGCGGTCATTGTACGAATCCTGTTCGCGGGCGATCATCTCAAAGCCACGATCAATCCGCTCCTGGATCGCTTTGCGTTTGGGCGATTTGGGCGGCAGGGTGCGGAGCATTTCCTGGTTGTCCGTTACGCGCTTGCGCAGTTTGGCGAGGACATCGGCGTGCGCATCCGCCATCTCGGCTTTCATCTCGGCTTGCAGGGTGTCGCGGATGCGGTGGCCGAACTCGAACATCTGCCGGATCAATTGCTGGGACTGTTCTGGCATCGCATCGAACGTAGCCTGCATAGCCGGGTCAGGCTCCACGTCTGCTATCCACGACGGCTTAAACCCCCACTTGCCGGAGCGCGTGGACTGGTTGAGGAAGGTTTCTACATCGGCACGCTCGTTCTTGGATAGGTTTTCTGCCGGGTCCACGATGGTCTGCAGCTCAGACAGAATGGCGTTTTTCTCATACGCACGGCGCCGTACCGCTGCCCACCACAGATCGACCGTAGTGCCGAAGTATTTCCGGTACCGATCGACCAACTGATGTGTAAAGGAAACAGTCTCAGCTGCTTTTTTCGCTAATCGGCCTTGCTGTTTCAGCGCACTGCGGATTTTGAGCGGCAGCTTGTCAATCAGCGGGTCAACCGCCGCGTGCCACGCCTTGACCATAGGGGCCTCAGCTATGGAAGGGGCGCCTTGGATGTTGCCGATGGACTGCTCGATACCATCCAGGTTGGGTTTGGGACCGAACTGCTCCTGCAGAGCAGAGGGGGATAGCCCTGCGTTGGCGCGTACCGCCTCTACGTGGCGATCCATAAAGGCCGCGAACTCAGGTGCCGGCAACCACGGCTTACCTGCTACCGAGGCGTACAGTTTGCGTAGTTGCGCCGCTACTTTGGCGAAGAACTTGTCGACCACAGAGACAGGCTGTGCACTGGAGTTAGCCCACCGGGCGACTTGGTTAGCGAACCATTCGTCGAAACTGGTCCAGTAGCCCTGATCGCTTATACCACCCAAAGTCTGCCCGCGTCCGCCGTTATTCAACAAGCCCTCGGCCAGGGTGTAAGGATGGGCCGCTTCTAGTATGGCTTCCATAGTGGTGTCACGGTTTAAGCTCTTGTACCACTTGGTGTACGCAGAGAGCACAGCGGATTGTTCGATGCGCGTGGCGTTGCGGAATACGGCTTTGTCGAAGATGTGGCCCAGCTCGTGCGCCAAGGTCTCCAGGGCTTCCTGTTGCTTAGCAGGATCAGTCAGTAGTTTTTCGTTCAGCGCGATAATTTCTTCCCCTGCCCGCACATTCAGACGAATACCGTTCTGTCCTGTGTAGTCGTGGCGAGTAAGTTTTCTAACCGTCATGCCCAGGCTGGGGTCTATTTCAGCAATAGGCGGTATGCCATCCAGGGTGATACCGGCGTCCGTGAAGGACGTCAGCGATACCCGCGCGTCCATACCCAGCATAGTTACCCAACCGCGCAGAGTCTCCAGGAAGGCATCCGGCACGGCTTGGCTCAGGCGTTGTACCTGCTGCGTGTCGTCCGCGAAAAAACTGCTCCTCGGGGGGCGTGGTGTTGGCGGCGCTGGTGTTGGCTCCGGGGTAGGTTCTACCGCTGGACTCCCGACGTTCTTCCTCGTGTATTCGGTTGTACCGTCGCCTAAAGTCGCTTTGGTAAAATGGAAGTTCGCGAAGATACGAGCAGCACCCTTTAGGCTGACTCCCGCTGGTAATACAAACCGTGTGATCGCATCGCGGTGCACGTAGTCGGTCTGGTATTCCCGCCCGCCGATAATTCCTGTTCCTGGCTTCTTGTGCTCAACCCCGGATACAAAATTACCGTCAAACTCGATCCTGGCGCCTTTGTTCTTACCTTGCCCAAGCGCCAAATCGGGGTCGTCGGTAACGAACAACCGCGTGACAGCCCCTTGCTCTGGGCTATCCGCAAATACGCTGCGCAGCAAGTCCCCAAGAGAATCGGGGTCGGTTTCCCGGTACAGCGTCTTACCGATCGGTTTTGGCTTGAACGAAGACGGCCCCACGCTAACAGCCTCAGGCATTTTACTGACTCTGGGCTGAAACGACTCCACAACTGGAGGCACCGCCGCTGGCGTAGGCGCTGCCTTAGGCTTCACCGACCGGGTTTTCTTAGTCTTAATTACAGGGGTTCGCTTAGCTCCCACAGGCTGAGTTTGTCCTGGAACGCTTTGTCCAGCTGGCTGTTGCGCGCTTGCTTCATCTTGCGCAGTTGCGGGTTGCGGCGCAGCTCCAATTCTTGGCGTTTCGGGGGCAGGCCGTCCAGTTGTTGCAGGCTGATTGGTGGCTTTTGTTGCGGCATTGTCGGTTCTCCGGTAGTCCATCAGCATCCCGCCGAATACCTCGTCCATCGGGTCTGTGTTACCTTGGTTTTCGTAGGATGCGTAGACGAACTCAAGCGCCCAGTCCAGCTTCTGCGCGGCGGTGAGTTGGTCGAATGTAGGTACTTTACCCTGGGTTACATTGGCTGCGCGTTGGTTCCAGCTATCAGCAATAACCTCTAGGCGCTGCTGAGCTTGGGCAGGGTCCGAACCAAGGTAGTCCGATACAACCCGCGCGGCTTCCTGCTGGTTCGCCCTGATCCGATCCGTCGTCTCACTCTGGCGCGGTGCGGCTACCTCAGTTGATCCTGCAGGGATAACTTCTGGCATGGTAGTAGGATCAGGTATGGAGTCCATCATGGTAGCGCCGTAGGCGTTCAGCTCTGCCAACGTGGCGCCGTCGCGCATAAGCTGCTGCATCACGTCATTGAAGCTATCCCGGATACTGAGGAATTGTTCCCGTGTGATGGCGCCGGTTTTTCGCGCCGCCTCGGCACGCTCCAACACCTCCATCGTGATGTCACCGGCACGCTCTTGCCGACCGCGCTTGGCCGCTGCAACAGGGACGTTATCCCCGTCATTTGTCGCTACGCTGGTGTCACGCGGCATGGACGTGAGGTCTTTGGTAACAGACATACCGCTGCCCGCAGTGAAGTCCTCCGGCGCCAAGCCCGAGTCTTCTGGTAGGGTTTCCTCGAAGGACATAACGCGGGCATTGCCGGACTTTGGAACGCGCTTGGCAATGGGGTTCTTAATACCCAGCAACTGAAACCCCTTGCGCGCGCCCTCCGCAGTAATCGGGGCTGTTTTGCCCTTGGATGTTACCTGCAGCAGGGGGTCGCCGGTCTCAGCTGCATAGGCGGCTATCTGGGTAGACGTCATCGGTGGGTTAACGACGTTACCCTCAGCGTCCAACCCATAGCGTAGCCGGATCAGTAAGAGCCCCCTTTCGTGGGTTTCACGGTTCTTGCGTCCCAGCAGTGGCTTGTTCTCCAGAATACGCTTCATCCACGGTTTGGGGCTCTTGGTATCGATACCCAATACCACAGCGGCATCCCGCAATCGCTCAGCGAACTGCTCTGAAGGCGTACCCACGGGGGCAACCTCAACAGGGGCAAACGCCTGGGCATCCCGTGTAGCTTGGTTTGCTATCTCCCGCGCCCACTGATCAACCAGGGATTCTTCGTCTGTAGCGGTGTCCTCCGTTGGAGCCACAGCTGTGTCGCCCACTGGAGCCAAGTCTGCGCCTGCCGTAGGTGCCGCCGCTGGGTCCGCTGCCGGGGCAGGTGCGGCTGTTGGTGCATCGCGGGTAGTCAGATCCGTCGGGGTACCGGGTTGGATTTTGCGCCGTTCACGGTGCTGGGCGTACGCCGTGTCGAACACAGCGGCGATCTCCAGCATGTTGGCAGCGGTGATTTTGCCAGCGTCCAGGTTCTCCAGGTCGGTGGCGTAGCCTTCGGGCAGCAAGTCCGCCATCTCAGGGTTCATCCCCAGCGTGGCTTCCACCGCGTCCTGAATTCTCCCCAGGCGATCGGCCTTGGTACCGGGCAGCATGTTGCCAAACGACGCAGGCGAGTTAACCACAGCATCGGCGAACGCGGCAGGGTTATTAGCCGCCATACCCATCAGTACCAGCATGGAATCGGCGTCGGCTTTTGAGCGGGCTTTGGTCGCCGCCTCACGCAGCACAGGTATAAACGGCGCCGCAGGGGAGTCCGCGACATCCAGAACATCAATGAGTCCGGTCAGTGATTCGCGCTTGACGGTAACAGATCCAGCGCGTAACCCCTCAGTCGCTATGTTACCGGGAGTAACAGTTTGTGGTGTTGGCGTAACACTTGGTGTGGGGGCTGCACCTGTAGGAGTACCCGCCGTAGGCGCCCCGCCAGCTGGAGGTTGACTCGGCGTAGTCAGGTCCGGCAGTGGAGAACGTGGCGTTGGCTTAGCCTTGGCCTCTTCCCGACGTCCAGAGAATACACCCGCTGGACCGCCCATAACCGCACCGGCAAAGAAACCCTCCACCGTGGCGCGGTCGAGCCCCTGCGTAATGGGCTTACCCTCTGCCAAGTTGGTCAGCATGGTTTCGATTCCCTCTTGGGGAACTTCCTGCGCACCTTCTAAGAATGCACTGCCTGCGACGCGGCTTAAAAACCCTCGCACCGGAGCTTTGGCCGCATCGGCGACGGCCTGGGTTGCGCTCCGTCCGGCCAACATACCTTGGATATCGCCGAACCCTGCACGGGTTGTCAGCTGCCCGCCAACAGCCCCGATGGTACCGCCTGCAAGGCCAATGCCCGCGGCTGTCAGTGCCGCCGTTCGGGGGTCCGCTTCGCCGCGCTCGATCATACCGCTGTTGGCTTGGCCCGCCATTACTGCGCCCTCGCCGATACCGGCGCGAGTAAACACGCCCATGGTGGCGGGCAGGGCACGGGCTACTGCCGCGCCAGATAACATCGACGGCACAGACTCAGCGACGGGGCCTGCTAACAGGTAACGCGGGTTAGTGGCAACCGCCAAGGCGCCGGCACCGATACCCTCTTCGAACCCGGCATCGACGGCTTTGCTCTGGCGCTCAAATTCTTCTGACTTTCGACTCTGTAAGGCGCTTGCCGCTGCACCAGGACGAAACCCCGTAAGACGCCCAGTGGCCTCGGCGACCTGCGATACATAGGGCTGACCGGTGACCAAGGCAACGGGTATGTCGGCAAGACCGGTCGCTGCACCGGGTAGGCGTAATGCGCCCTGGGCAAGACCGATACCAACGTCAGTTACCGCCCCTCGGGAGCGCCATGCTTCAGGCTCCTCGGGTTCAGTAGCTACATCAGGAATACGCGCGAAGGACGGGGAGCTGGTTATGCTCCCCGCGTAGGATTGTATCTCTTCATCCGAGAGCCGACGCGGCCCCTGTTGCTCTACCATTGGAGGGCTCCTGATTCATGGAAGACTTAGCCTGCTCGATGAGCTTTTGTAGCTTTTGAACACCCACGAAGCGCACCACGTCCTCAGGAATAACGAACTCTCCACTGTCCAGAGCCGCAGGTATTCTGCCATCAATTATGGCAGGTATTGAGTCAGTCTGCGCATTCGGATCAGCGTCGATAACCATTCTGCCTGAAGCGTCATTGGTAGGCATCGCGCCGCCAGGAGTTGCCCCAGCAGTCGGTGCGCCACCCGCCGCTACACCGCCGCCATCTTCAAACCCAGGAATCATCCCGCCCTCCGCGAAGCGTAGGGTGCTGGGAACCAACCCACCCTCAGCAAAGCCCATCGCCCCGTAGGGTTGGCTAGGCTGCTGCGGCGTGGCCAGTTCGATGAAGGTGCCGAACGGTACCGCAGGGATACCCCGTTGCTCAGCGCCTTGGGCATACTGCATGTAGAGCTGGCGCATTTGGGCTTCTTGCGGCATAGCGGGTTGTTGCCCAGGGATCGCAGGCTGAACCAACCCACCCTCGGCGTAACCCTGTATGGGCTGATCGATAAGACCAGCCTCTTTCGCGTTGTCGTGTACTTTGGCGAAGATCTTCATCGCGTCTTCCGGGTCAATATCACCCGCCTGGAACTGTTGCACCAAGGCTTGGTACTGTGGATTGCTCGCTAAGGCGGTTTCGCGCAGCAGCCCCGCCAGAGTGTTGGCAATACCGATCTGTTGTTCTCTAAACTCCGGGCCTTCCAGTTCCAGCACTGTGCTGACAGTGGAGCCCGCTTTATCAAATATGTCGATCAAGGTCTGCGATCGTTCGCCGGCAGCCGCGTTACGAAACTCCAAGTTAAGTCGGTCTTGGTCAACACCCAACTCCTGCGCACGCAGCATTAAGCCCTGCGCGCCTTGGCGGGCTGCTTCTTGGCCCTTGGCTTGGTCAAACAGCGCAGACCCTTGGCGGGTGTCGGCCTCTTGCTGGTCAATACCGATACCGCCAAAATCCAACGCGGCTTTGCGCTCACGGTCGGTGGTACCGAACAACTGCTCATCCAGGCGCTGGAGGGCTTCGCGCGCGGCGCGGCGCTGGCCTGCGGGCATCGGCGATGGGTTGTACGCGATGTTCATGGCCGTCTGGCGTTCTTGCAACATCTGATCAATGCCGATCGGGTTGCGCTGGCCTGGATCAGTAACCCGTTCACTGCGTGGGATGAACTCCCCCTGCATTGCAGTAGGCACCTGAGCGGCGGGTAAAGCACCGCTACGGCGTTGGGTTGTCATAGCACTGCCAGACCCACCAAGCGCGGGCTGTGTAAACGGCAGATCCCCACGTTGCGGGGCCGTGATGATGCCTGAAATAGGGGTGTTATCAGCGGGGAATATCCCCCGGATTGGGTCGTACGGGGCGTTACCCCGGTTAATGGCGTAGCGGTCTTGCCCTGCAGCGGCGTATCGTGCAGTGGCGTCGTCAGAGGGCATATTCAGCATGGATGTAGCCGCGTCGTAGCCGAAGTACCCTATACCCGCGCCTAAAACGCTGCCAGCAGCCGCGCCCCACGGTCCCAGGGGAGCACCCATAGCGCCACCTTTCAGACCCCCAGCTGTAGTCGCGGCCCAACGGCCGACACCCTCAGCGCCACGTGCTACTTTATCCAAACCCGTAGTCCCAGGCGCGGCATTATCACGGGCCACCATAGTCGCTTCGTCCATCGCCGTCAGCGTAGGACCGACAAAAGGTAGGGCGCGTGCAACACCCGCACCGGCTCGGGTCAGCAATCCTGCTGGCTTAGGCGGGGTAGATGGTGCCCCAGTCGAATTAATCGTTACCTTCGGAGGCGGAGGCGGCGAAGGAGTCCGCGACGCACCTACCCTCACTTCTGGGCGAGGGCGAGGCTGTGTCTTATCGGTGTACGGCTGGTTAGTGTAAAACATTAACGCATTCTCCGGTTAAACGTGGCTGATCTTACCGCACGCGGCGAAGGCCCTGCACGCATTCGATACACGTCCCTCTTGGCTTCTTTAACAGCCATCTCCCACGCTAACAGAAATTCTTTGGCACTGCCCGCCATGTCCGCGCCTTCCGCGTTGTTGTTCTGCAGAGCACGGTACGCGGCGTAATCACCCAGGGCGCTGTGGTAGTCCTCCGGGATCTCAGGGCAGGCGTCCATGTCATCCAGGGATAAAGGACGCAGCGGCTTGCGCGCTACCGTCAGGTAGAGCGTGTATTGATCATCCGGGACGGGGTAGACACGCAGCGTGTTAGAGCCTGCATCCAGGGCGTACTGCCGAGGTTTACCCTCCCCGGTTATGCTGGGGCGGCGTGCTCGCGTGATCGGCCCCAGGGGCGTCCCCTCTTCGCTGAACACATCCATAACGTGGATAATTCGCTTATCCAGGGCGTAGGCGGCTTGACCGCTAGTCGTGACCAGCTCAGTGAACGAAGACTCAAAATCGACCAGCATGTGCGTTCTACGCGCGAACTGTTTCTCACCGTCGTTGAGAAAGACAAGCAGCGTCTCGTCCGACCACAGCCGGGGCTCGGCAAAATCGCGCAGTTTGGTGTTCGCGGTAAAAGACAGCAGCTCATCGACGTTCATCACTCGTCCTCAATACCCGATAACAGTTCGTCAATATCAGCGCCTTCAGGCGCAACCGGGGCTTTTTTGGACTTAGCTTTCTTAGGAGCCGGCGCTTCGTCTTGCGCTTCAGGGGCTTCGTCTTCCACAGGCTCCAGGTTGGGGTTCTGGGCAAAGAATGACGAGTACGGGAAGGTCTGACCGGTAACTTTGTGGCGTAGTAGTTTCATGTGGACCTCAGAAGTATAGGCCCCCCTGAATAAGCGAGGGCCTAGTTAGGCGTTACGCAGGCGCCAACCCGATCAGCGCGACAAAGGCCACGATACGGATCTGCAATACATCCAGTGCATCGAGCGCGGGTACTTCGATAAGGATCTTACCGCCCGATGCGCCGTAGTACTTACCTGTAGCAAGAGCGCCAGCGCCCATGCCATTAGCGCCCGTAGTACCTACCGCAGCAGCTTCGACGTACCCATTAGGGTCGTCCCCGTCCCCGATGTTCAGGGTCTCGGTAGCATCGCCCAACACCACTTCGTAAAACACTTTGTGGACGAAGGTACCCGCAGGGATATCGATAACGTCCGCTGTATCCGCAGCAGCCAGGGGTCGCTTGGAGGCGTCGAACGTGCCCACCAACATGGTGGGCATTGGAGAGCCCGCAGCATTGCTGCCGGAGCTTCGTGTGATGGGCGTGCCATCAGTATAGGTAGTAAAATGCGTCATGAGTAATCCCCTTAACCGCGAGTTGCGTACAAAGCAGCCAGAGCTTCCGGCTTGATAACTTTATAGCCGTACACCATCAGACCACGCATGATCTCACCGAAGGTAGACTCTGCCCGCAGGGTCTCAGTCTTGGTCAACTGAGTAGCGAACGTCAAGCCGTCTTTATGTCCGGCGATGATGTGCGCACAACGGTCAGCTCCATCCGTATAGTGAGGCAGCAAGTTGCTGTTGAACAGGGTGAAACGATCCACCATACCCAGCATCCCAGAGCGCAGCACAGAGGTGGAATCCCCCGCCAGTGACGCGTCTTTGATGTCAGAACCCTTCAACAGGGTCGTGGCCCAGAACGGTAACACCAGAAAGCGCCCAGTCTCAGGCACGTTCTGCTCGTCCAACACCTGGCCGAGGTACAGGATGTTGTCGATGATGTTGCTCTTGGTCAGCGCAACCGGGGTGCCCGTAACGCCCAGGTTGATACCTTGCGTGATCTTACCTGCCGTCGCACCCATGTTCAGGGATGAGAAGTCGGGTACGATGCTGCCCAACACGCGGGTGTCGAGTTTGGTCTTCAGCTGCTCTGCCGCATCCGTCGCCCAGATATTCATCTGGTCCATGTCGGATTGCTTTTCCTGGACGTCATCCAGGATGGTAGACCAGTAAAAACCTTTATCGATCAACAGCTCGACGTTGGGTGCTTCTGGGCGTTGGTTGATCAGCGTCTGCCCCGTCTTATACTCATGGATATCCAGAGTAGGTACGGTACGGATCTGAACGACATCCCCTTGATTGCGGATTTCGCCTTCGTAGTTGGTGTTGCTGATCTGCGCCAGCACAGTGCTGTCGTAGTATTTTTCGACCAGCTTGCTGGACCAGATCTCAGGGATAAAGGTACCTGAGTAACTGGGTGTTGGTGCTACTACTGGATAAGCCATGGCTTAGCCTCCTGATTATTTCGTTAGGTCTACGCGCCCTTGCTGTTGCGCATTAAACAAGTCCTTCTCCAAGCGAGCGAACTCACTAGGGGAGTACTGCGACTTGTTACGGTAAAACTGCGCAATGGAGGAGCGCGTCCAAATGAGGTGGTCTGGCTCGGGCGCCGCAGGTGCGGTGCGACCTTTACCAGGGGCAACTTGCTTAGCAAGCTGTTCTTTACGTGTGTTCTGCGCAGGTGTCTTGGCCGGTTTGGCTGTCAGCTTCTCGTACTCCAGAAAGAAATCGGCGACCGTTGGGACATCTTTGTCGCTGGCGGCTGTCTGGAATACGCGGTTTCGCGCAGAAGACGCCTGCAACCAGTCGATGAAGCCTTGGTCATAGTTGAGTGTTTCCCAATTGGGTACGAGGCGGGCCAACCGATCCTCAAAGGTCGCGTGCGCGGTGACAGTGGCAGTGGACTCTACGCCGGTTAGCTTTTGCTCCAGCTTATCGAGGCGTTGCATGACGTTATTCAGAAGCTGCGTTGCTTCACTTCTGGATGCCCTGCGAACCATGTCCACCAAATCACTACCGAAGTTCTCCTCGTCTTCCTCATTTACCGAGGTGGGGGCCACAGGCGCTGCAGGGGCTGGCGCAGGTGCAGATTGCATCGACGCGATAATACCCTGTAACTGCTCAATCTGCCGGTCGCGGGCTCGCAGCTGACCGTCAAGACTACGCCATCGTTGTTCCCACACCGCCGAGTCGGGAGGTGTCTGAGGGGGTTCGGGAGTTTCATCAGTGGGCTCGCCGTGGCTACCCTGGTCTAACGTAGGGTCGGTAACAGCGGGTGCCTCTGGGTCTTGCTCCGGGTCAGGTACAGCTTCTGCGTCGGGCGCACCAACCGCTGTCATGCGGGCTTGGCGCTGGGCCTCGATCAGAGCATCCGCCTGCGCGGCGCGTTTTCTCACTGCTTCGGGCATGTCTGCCTCCTAGTCTTTGGCATCACCTATTGGCGCTTGCCGGTTTGTTGATAAAGCGGTTGCGGCTTGATGTAGCCGAGCAGTTGGGACAATGCCTGTGCGTGACCCTGGATTGTCCGAAACTCTGCGTCGCCTGATACCACCAAAAGCCGAGTTTTGGCTTCTTCAAGCATTTCCTCTACATAACCCACAATATAGCGGTTATTTTCTAAACTACGAAACGCTTCTCGCTCTTCCTTCGTCAATTGGCGCATTTACATCATTCCCGAAGGGCTAAAGTTATCGGTAACAGCGGTGCCGTTCTGCAGCGTCTCGCCGGAAGGGGCCTGTCCTGGCGCCTGCGGTGGCGCTTGCAGAGCCGCTGCCTGGGCTTGCTGCATCTGCGCGATCTGCTCACGCGGCGGAACCACCTTGGTAGTATCCAGCTCCAGCCCTTTGGCGACTTCACGCAGCACTTCTGCGCGGCCTGACAGGCCCACAATCTGCGAGTCGAGCGGGTTCGCGGTGATGTTGAGGAATTCATTACGGCGTAGCTGCAAGCTCTCCATCTGCATCAGGCCAACCGCGCCGCGTGCCATGACTTGGGCATCACCTTTCACCGTCTCGTCGTCATGGTACATCATGTTATGGGCGTATAACTTCTGCAATAACGGTGCGATAATACCTTGGTCGATGTTGGATACCACGCCCTTGAGCCCCTTGTTTGCCGCGTCCATCAGCATCGATAACCCCGAAGCTGTGCGCCCTGCGCCGCCGACCTTATCAGAGCCCGCCATGTAGCGCGGCACCAATGAGAAGTCGTCCGCATAGCGATAGCAGGATTCGAAGATCTCCATCATTTCGCGGGTGTTGGACTGTGGTTGGAAGAATTCTATTGGCGGGCGCCCGTCGCTGCTGCCCATCATAGAGTCGTTAAACTGCCAGATCTGCCAGGGGGTCAGCTGGGCGATGTCTTGCCCTGGGGCGAGACGATCGACGTTCAACCCCACTTGCGGCCCAGAAGCGATCGCCATGTTGTTAACCAACGCGCGCAGTGCAGCGTTCGCCACCCCCTGCATGTCGTCCAAAATATCCGGTACCGCCATGCCCCAAAACTCACCAGGGAGATCTTCGTAGCTGGCTTTGAAATAAGGTCGCACACCCAGCGGGTCATAGTTCAGCTGAGCTTTGATGATCCACCGGCCAATCAGCCACACGCAGGCTTCGTAGCTGCGCTCAGGGTCTTCCACTTCGTTCGGGTCTACACCCCACTCCACCAGATCCAGCCCTTTGACGGGTCCGTGATATTCCAGGTACTGCACGTCGAGGGTTTTGCGGATCTCCGATAACGGCTGGTCGTCGACGTTGGCCGAATCCGAATCCGACAGGGACAGCCAGTTCTCATAACCACCCTCAGTCAACACCGCCCGGATCGCGCCTTCGTTAAACCCCTCCACGCCAATCAAGTCGTACAGGTCAGACTCGGCAAAAGTACCGACTTCAATGATGTACCCCTCTTGCGGGGTGGTGATGCCCGGTGCCGGGTAGAGTTTGAACGGGTCTACCCGTTCATACATTGGGATAATATCTGTATGCAGCTCGGGCGCGGTAGCACCGTCAGCGGTGCGCTGCCACGTGAGCTTGGCTTGCTTGCGTAAAATAGGGCCTTTGAGGATCGCCGAGGGGTAGGTCACGAAGTCAGACAGGAACTCTGCCATGGCGCCCTGGAATCCACCCTGGATCAGCTGGTCCTCCATCAGTCGCTCCATGCGCTGGACCGATTTTCTCGCTTCCTCGCGGATCGCCTCCTCGGTCTGCTCCATCATCGCGGAACGCTGGGCGCGGATCGTGGAGTCATCCGGCATCTGCCCGGTCTGCGCGAACGTCTGTGCAACGGACATCGCCACGGCTTGCATCACTTGTAGACGCGCTTCGGGTGGTACGTCGGGGTTGGGGGTGTGGGTCAGGGTCCAGGGTTTGTCGGTCTGCCCCATAAAGATATCGCGCAGCCATGCTTCGACCACGCGGCACTTGTTCGCTGTTATCCGGGCGTATTCTTCGGACCCACCGAATTCACGGATCTGCGCCAGTTTGGCCCCATCGTATTCACCCTGGCGCGCGCGCTGAGCCCGCTGCAACCTGGGGAGCACGTGTTGTTTGGCTTTCTTCGCCGTCTCCCATTTATCGAGCACGTGCTTAGCCAGCCCCTGGATGACAGGCGCCATATTCGCTTCTAGTGCCGCGTTGCGAGCCGCGTCCCGGTCTTTCATGACGTCGGAAGCTGATCTAACCCGGATAAGTCCTAATGCGCCAGCCATAGTTTGCCCTTCAGTAATCTGTCTTCAGTATACAAGCGGTTCGCCTATCCGTCACTCAAGCTGCGTAACAGTCGAGTAACCTTCAGAATAGCTGTCCGAGCGCTGCTTCGCCCAGCTAGCGGCCCTAGATTCTGCGGCGCTATGACTTACCGCTGCACTACCGCTTAGGCTTAGCCCGATACTGCGGCCCGCCGTGGTGCCTGCTACCAGGGTGGCGCCGGTCTGCACCGCCAACCGCAGGGCCTCCAGCTGTGTCTCGCCTTGGCGCTGTAAGTTCTCTAACAGGACTGTGTACTTGCGGATCTCCGTCTCGTGCGCTTGCAGCGAGGTTCTGATTGCCAGCTCGTGCGCGGCGAGGTCGGTTCTGGCCACCGCTTCCGCTCGCCCTGTAGATGCCACATATTGCTGCGACTTCGCTTGGTACGCATCCACCATAGCGCGGCTAGTAGCCACCTGCGCTTCTATGGTCGCGCGGTCGCCCTGCAGGCGCGCCGTGTATTCCTGTATTTTCTGCTGGTTAGTTGCGATGGCTCCCTCCATGCGCTTGATGTCGATTTCTGCGATGGTGCGCACGCCCGATACATACGACGCATAGGCCCTGGCTTCGGCATCCACAATTTGCGCCTTACCTAGTTCGCCTCGCACGCGACTGTCGTACGCATCGAATTTGAACTTAGCGGCGCCGATCTTTTCTGCATACGCCTGGACTTCCGCACGGTACCCTTCGATCTTATTGCGCTCGATGGTCGACTGTATTTCGGCGCCCTGCAGCTGCCCCTTATAGACTTCTACGCGCGCCAACAACCCTCTGACTTGCTCGCCGTACACCCGTGCCCGCTGTTCGTTCAGCTGCCCCGAGGCCACTTGCGCTTCAACTTGCGCGCGGAACACTTCGACGTTCGCCAGCTCCGCATCCAGACGCGCCTTAAACACCTGCGCCTCGACGGCGTAGCCCTGCTGTTGGGCATTGAATAAGGATACCTGCGCGTTGTACATGCTCAGCTGCATTTCTAACTGGATTCGCGCGGCATCAAACTGGCGCTGGGCTATGTTGTTCCAGATGTTGAACAACACCGTCTCCGCTGCCACGCCTTGCTCACAGGCAAAGCGCACGTTCTCGACGTGGATCTCGGCCATGCGGATAGCCGCATCGCGGTTCGCGCTTTGTTTTTTGATCTGGGACTCCTCCCGGATCGCATCGGTACGGGCCACTAACATCCCAGGCGGCATAGTGAACCCACGAGAGGCAAACTCGGTAGTAGCCGCACTCAACTGACGCGCCGTATCCAGGTCTTCCCGGTTCGCCGCGCGCTCCCATATCGCCTGCTCAACCGCTGGTGGGATGCCGTTACCACCTGCCCACATGTCGCGTAGCTGAGCGATAACCTCATCGATAACTTCTACCGCGTATTCAGGGTTCGCCCACTGCAGCACATTAACCACTTCGGTGCCTTCGAATTCAGGCGCCGTCGCATCGAAGACAGGGAGGTTAAGGGGTGTAAAAGTCGGTATTGTGATCTGATCCAGCACAGGCAGCGTGGGGTAACTCAGGCTGGGCGTCGCTGGCAGTGTTATTTCGTTGACCGTAGGCGCGGTGGGGGCTGCCTCCGTTGTCTCTATCGGCGCTTCTGGAATAGCCAGCCCTGTTACGCTGGGGCTAAACGGGTCTACCGTTACTTGGTCCAACGTAGGGATAGTAACCAATCCGCCCAAGGTCGTGTTAGGGGCAGTGATATCCGTCGCTGGTACCTCATCCACCCCATCGAAATCGAACGTGGGTGAAGTAACTTCCAGAGGCGGCGCGATGGGCATACCTTGGCCGGTTGCGGCTTCATCAGGCGTCCAGTTAGCCAACTCCTGTAGGCTGCTAGCTAACAGCGCGCGCTCGGCTAGGAGTGCCGCGTCTTGGGCATCTAGCAGGTTCTGGATATCCCGATCTACCCCGTCTAATCTGCTAACAGCGGCAGAGCCGATATTCTCTCCGGGCCAGTCGTAGCCTGCTACGCCGGGATCAGTAAAAGGTCCGTTAGTGCCCGACATCTTTAAGCCCTCCGTTTAACGGGGATAATTTCTGCCTGCAATGACTTAACATCGAAAGCGCCTCCTTCTGAGTTACGCAACGAGAGGCGCCAATACCGCGCAACCAACGCTCGACCCGGATGGATGTAGTTGTTCAATGGCTGGTTGGCATCGCGCGCCGGCATCCCGTACCAATACACCGGGTAGCCTTGGCCATAGGTTTCTACCCCCGCCTCCAGGGCTGACTGCGCCGTGTATCCAGCCCACAGGGACTCCATACGTTTTTTGTACTCGCTACCAAAATCCACGAAGCCGTAGGCCACCTCTGCAGGGATAAGTTCTCCTGCGTCGGTATCCCCCGTCACTTCGACAATGCCCTCACGCCCCACCGCAAATGTACCGGCTGAGGTCTGGGCCATATCGGTAAACTGCCAATTCTCGTAGATCCAGGATGCAGTGGATTCTGGGTTCATACACCATGCAATCGCTTCTGCATCACGGTGCAGAATCTCGTCAGTAAGTTCCAGGGTATCCACGACGTTGGTTACAGCGCTCGATACCAGCTGCAGGGCGTCCGTGACGACGATGGCGCTGCTAAGCTCCTGCGCCGTGGGCTGCCCCACAAGCAGCATATCGTCGCTGAGAGCGATGCTATCTTCTATGTTCGATAGCGCGATGTGCACCAGGGTATCGCTGAGAGCGATACTGTCGGTTTCGAACGTCGTCGCAACTAACTCTAAGCCATCGCTCAGTTGGAGCGTATCGGTAACTTCGTGGCTTTCAGTCGTGGCGTATGAGGTAGTGTCTCCTACGCCAAAGGAGTCCACGACCGTGTGCCCTAGTGTCTCGGCGGTCGTTTCGGATATTTCGATTGTGTCACTGAGCAGCATAGCAGTAACTTGCGTTACTCTTTCCCTTACTCGTACCGAATCCTCAACGGAGACCGTGACGTCGGAAGCCCTAGCGTCGGACAGCGCGAACGTATCCATTATCTGCGCAGAGGAGGTTTGCTCCAGCGCATCGCTAACCGAAAACCCGTCGGCTTCAGACCATCCTGCTGACGCCTCCTCTGTCACCAGGAAACTATCGGCCACAGAGGAGGCGCTATTTGCTTGCAGCTCATCGGATAAGGCTATGGAATCAGTTATCAGCTCCTGGTTATCCTGGGCGGTATCCGATAAGACTATGGAATCAGACAACATATCCAGATCGTCTTCGACAGCCTCGGTAAACGATAAGCTGGTGTCCTCGTACTCGATCGGGCTGCCATCAATACCTGTAGCGGCTAACGAGGGGAAAGTAATTGACGCATCAATTATAGGCTGCGGCACCGCTGTAGCGGTTAGCGCTGGCAAAGTAACTGCTGCATCAATTACAGGCTGTGGCACTGCTGTAGCGATTAACGACGGTAAAGTAAGTGCTACATCATTAGCCATACCTTACTCCGCTGGTAGCGTAATGGTGAGGGTACCCAGCACGAACGTCTCTGAGGCAGTAAGCTCTCCAACCACCAAGTCCTCCGTACCAACGGTCCCCACGGTCCCTTGGATACGCACCAACGTAGTACTTAGCGCCCCAGTATCCGCCAACGTCTCAATACGGAAAAAGGTCGGGGTACCAGTGGCGGCGATGGTCCCTTCCGCAGAAGCACTCATGTTTCGTGATATCACCCCCGCCGAGGGCGCGTCAAACGTAAGGTAGCCGTCTGCCGGGACATCCACTGTGACGAGAAGTGTGTTGCCACTGAGCGCCGCATCCGCTGTTGCTGGGGGTGTACCGTCAAATATCTTGAGCACATGTCCAAAGCCATCCGCAAGAATCGTATGTAAATCCGCTACATCGAGCAGTTGATCACGCAACCCCGTGGATAACTTGGCGCTGGCCCCGTCCCCCGCTGGGAGGGTAATGAAGAAACTACTCAGCTTGATTAACTGCGTGGCAGTAACCGCTCCAAGTACTAAGTCCTCCGTACCCACGGTACCTACAGTCCCTTGGATACGATACGCTGTAGTGCTCAACGAGTTGGCATCTGCAGTCGTCTTCAGCCGGAAGAAGGTCGGGGTGCCTCCGGTACCTGCGTTACCTTGCAAAGGCGCTGCTGCGGCTTGCGTCAGTACCCCGTCTGAGGCAGCGTCGAAGAAAACACCCAGACCTCCACCGACCGTGTCCTCTAGTGTTGCGAGCAGCGTATTACCGCTGAGCGCATCATCCGCCGTCGCTGGGGGAGTGCCGTCGTACAAATAGAGTTTATACGCCGGGACCGCCCCACTCATTAGGCCAGATAAGTACCCTGTGCCCATCAGGTATTGGCGTAGCCCCGTGGATAGCTTAGACATACTAAGCCTCCCTTAGGTCGCAGTGGCAGTAACGCGGTACCCCAGGGAGTACAGGTTGCCATTGTACTCAACCCGTGCCGTGGCGAACTTGGCGATGGAAATCAATACCCCCGAGGTGGCGCCCTTGGCACTGGCGGACAGCAACGCCGCACCACGGATTGTCACTGAGGATGCCGTGGCAATAGTGAAATCCGCTTTGCTGGCGTAGTTATCGATCGACCCAGAGGCGGCTGCGGCGGGGGTCCAGGTCTGACGCACCGTTTCCGAGTAGCCCTCAGAGTTACTGGTCAGCTCGGTCGCGGTGCTGGTGAACGTCGCGGCGGTGATACCCGCTACCGGGGTATAGTCAGCCGAGTACAGCGCCAAGTAGAACGTGTTGAGCTTGGCGGTATCAGATAACGCGACCATCAGCAAGTGGTTCAGACCTTCAGTCGGCACAAGGTTCGGTGTAACGCCGTAGTTATCCTCGTACTCGCCCGAGATCCAGACGCGCGATTTCGGGAACAACACGCCCTCGTCCGATACGTCGTACTTGTGGTTGGCAATATCCCGACGAAACTCACGTGCGTGGCGGGCAATGTCTTTATCGATCATCTTAGATCTCCTCGATCAAAGGCGTTGTATCAATAGCCACTCCGTATTGGGTAGGCCGGGATGAAGAAACGAGCGTAACAACCTGTTTTATACCACGTCTGATAACCAGCCGGGATTTGCCTTCAAGCGTGGGGTCGATGCGCAACCGGTCGGCTTGGAGGGGGAAAACGATACCGTTGGGCTTACCCACCATGTAACCTTCTGCGGACAGCCACACAGCTACGTGCGCGTCGACCTCCGCCACTTCACGATTGAAGTGCGCCCCGGATACCATCAGGGACGAGCGGCGTAGGGCGGGGATATCGGAGGCTAACTGCATCCGCATGTCTGAGGGATCACTACCAGGGAGAAACCACACCCCACGGTCGTCGCCGACAAACACCCCACCCAGGACCGGCTCGATGAAGCGTAGCAGGCCAGAGAACTGAATGAAGTCGTGGCGTGGGTCGTGGAGGTGGGGACGCAACGGCTGGGAAAACCGCAGCGTGTCGTCCTTGGCGATATAAATACGTCCCGCATGGCCGCGAATGAAGTCACCGCCCGGTAACGGGGCTAAGTGCTGCGAGGTGCGAATGGCGCCATCGGGCTGCCGTGTTACCACGTAGGTCGTGAACGCTGAGGAGAATTCTTCGGCGAGATAAAGCGCATCACCGTCAGGCGGTGTCAGGTACACCCGGTAGGTCGCACCCACCTCGCCAGACATCCCCGATAGATGGATACCGCCTCCATAGGGCAAACTGACCTGCCCAATAACTTTGGTCGCTGACTCTTCTCCGGTTGCGTTAACACGGCTAATCGCCACCACGTACTTGCCGGCTGCCAGGGCACCGTTATCCGCAGTGGCTACCGTAGGTAACGGGTTGGGCAGACGCACACCCGCGCGTTGCAGCACGTTGGCCGCTGAGATGCGCCACGTACCGCCGTGGTTGGTGAAGTACAGATAACCGTTATAGAGAGCGAAGTCGATGGGGGTCGCAGAGCCGGTGTCGAGTATCGATGTTACGGCGTCGGTCGTCGGTGAATACGAGCAAAGCTCCGTACCTCTACCGACCAGGATACCCTTGGCATCGCCGTACATGCTATGGTACCCACTGCCTGCGACGCGGACGCTGTACCCATCGCGGCGCGCAAACGTCCCGTCGCGCCGGATGTCGACGTTCGCTGCTCTGCGCACGGCTCCCTCAGGTAGTTGGGTCTCGTCTGAGAGGAGGTCCACCCCGAGCTTGGGCAGGGGTATATTAACTGCTGTTACCATGTCAAGAGTTTAGCACCTCAATAAAAGGCGTGCATCCATTCCGGCAAATAGTTCTTTTTGGGTACGTACCCAGAGTTGGTGATGTTCGCGTTGGTATGCCAAACAAACAACTGTTCCTTACCATACCGAGGTAGTTCGAATTCGATCTCTCCTGGCGGTAGCCACCACCATAGATTACCTTCGATAGTCATCCATTTCTTGGCCTGCTGTGGGCCTGTCGGGTTATCGCGCAGGTATTTCGTATACGCGGTTAGGTCGTATATTGAATAATCATAGGCAAACCAAAGCGCCACGAACTTGCGCCCCTCGCGTTCTAGTACACTTAGCGTTGCGTGCTCGAAGCGATCATTCCCCGCACCTGCAGGGAGCGGTTGCAGCAGACAGACGTCTTCCCAATCCAGTACCACATGCCCGTCCTGCACGTCTTTGGCAGGGAAAAAATACACTCCTCTATCGAGAACCCAGAGGCTAGGGCCGTAGATCTGAAAATCGCAGATCCAAAATAACCCTTCCTCGGTACATATCGTAGTGTAGCCTCCGAACGTGTTTCTAAATTTTAAGTACCCAAGGTTGGGGGAGTCATACACGTCGAATCCGGTCTCTATCGGGTGGGTATGTTGCATACTGAACACATACCCCGGCGTGCCGTCCGCTACGGGGTACGCAAACGGGAAGAACCCAGTACACATGTGCGCGTGGACGTAAGCCGCAAGCCGCAGGCGGGGTACCTCATCTTGGGCTGCCAGCCAGCCCGCCGTATTGTAATCCCCTGCATACGCTACGGTGCTGGTAGAATACGCGCCGCCTAATTCTCCGAGGGTATACGACCGATACATCTCCGTATTCCTATACAGGACGAACCTTACGTTAGCCGCCTGTGCGGTATTACTGTGTGTTACCAGGGTCTCCCAGTAGTCATCACCCAGCCACTGCAGGCGGTAGTACTTGCTATTGGTGAAGTCTTGCATGGGTACGAACAGGAAGTTTTCTAAATCCGCCGTTAGCGCAGCTACAGGGTAGTGTCCCGATGGATTGTACCCATAACCCGTAGCAGTTAACTCTTCCCAATAGTCCATATAGGCAGAAACGGGGTGTACTTGATCCGCGTACTGTATGTCTTCGCTGTATTCCTCGCCTAGCTCTATGCGATGTATTACGTCAGGCAAAGTGCGGGATACTTGGAAGAGGAATCCTGCTATGGATTCTGTAAGCGTCTGAGTTACATACCCCTGCACCTCGCCAAACTCACTAGCTACCTCGCGGTCGTTGGCATAAGTGGAGTGGCTGATATAATGGCTAGACCCGAGGAAACGTGTGACGGGGTCCGTGTTACCTCCCCGGATCTGGAAATTATAGTTTACCGCCGCCTGTGTAGAGGTATAGTGGTTAAGGTCGACACCCGGCGTAGCTATATCGTATACCGGGACTGCTTCAGGTCCAGACTCCGGCCATTGCATATCAGCACTAGGCCCAAATAACACCGGTAGTGCCCAATTGTACCGCACACTGGCCCAGAACCTCCCTTCTGTGCGCGAGGGTACCTTGATCTGCCCCTCTTCTATAGCCTCAACCCTCCGTACTGCCGGCGTTACCCACACCGTGTCGATACCCCCCACCAGCGTAGCGTGTAGGATCGTGCCATCGTCCAGGGTCTCTTTCTGCGCCCAGATCCCCCCACCTACTACAGCGGCGGTTTGGCGGGCTCTCTGCATCAAACGGCGGGCGAAAGCGTGGTAACGCGCGGGGGGTTGTTCATCCCCCGCCATACGAAACCGGAACGGCTTGAAGAGATCCTTACCCTCCACGGCGATCTCCGTAGAAGAACTCCGGGTACGTTGAGCGGAACATCAGCGCGCGCAGCGCAACAAGTCTGCGAGTGTGCTTAGACTCGAACACCCCCGAATGTCCCAACTCTGAATCCAGCTCCAGCTCATGGACCCGCGTATCATCACCCTCGTACCCCCTGCGTCCCATAGCCCCCCACTGGTGTTTGAACTGTCTGCGCCACGGCATCGCGTTGGCTATTTCGCGCCACAGGCGGGCGAACTCTACCGTGTAATCGCCTTCGTTATAGACCACATCGACGCGTCGATAACACGCCGCGAACTTGGTTCTGCGCCGCATCGCAGGTTGTATCGCAACTAGGTGTCTGACGTCAACGCCGCGCTTGGCTGCTTCGTTAGCGATAACACACCCATGGCTGTGGGCGATGATCCCAATCGGCTCGTTACCCACCTCCTGGATAAGCCTGGACACCGCCTCTTCAGTACGCAGCGCCAGACTGAATAAAAACGTCCAGGGGTAGCTGAAATTCTCGGTACGAATACCGTGATACGTCAGATCAGGGATGAGCGTAGCAACCGATCCGGCGCCCGAGTCCGATACATTAAACCCATGAATCAGGAGGTACTTCATTCTTCAACCCTCATAAGGCCCTGTGCTTCGATGTGGGTTATCTCCAAGTGCCACATGTCCGGTAAGACATTCATCATGTGGGCAAACGCCGCCCGTGAGCGCGTTACGCCCAGACAGCGGGGGAACTCCCGCGCGCCCAAGGGTATAATCCCCAGACTCAACCCCGGCGCAATACAGCCTTGCAGTTCGTCGGGGAAGTTGGCGACGTGGAACAAAACACCCCACCGCTCCGCAGCCCCCTGAGTTAACCCAACTCCTTCACCCACGATAGCAAAGCAATCGCCAAAGCGCGGCGATCGGTGCCGTATCACCTCGTAGATGCCTTCAGGGATGCAGGAAGTAAAGGGGGTGTTGTCTAGCCAAGGGGCTTCGCAGGTAGTTAACCGTCTGCCGCCAATGTTGATCTCGCCAAACGTACCCCAGGGGAAATACGCCTGTCGTGTTAACTGCACGAAGTGCCCGGTTTCTACCATACTGTCTACTCCTAAGGCATACATATACCTATAGCAGACACGCCACCACTTGCCTATAAAAGCCGTAGACTCTTTGGGTCTATCACTGCGGTTAGTTATCGCTCTCTCGTGGAGTCAATAACGGCCTCCAGGCTTTCGGCGTACCACTTGCGCATTGCGTCGCGCATAACCATCCGATCCCGCAGCTCTTTAGGCAAGCACTCCATCTCGGCCAGTTCCCACGTCGGCAGGACGGGCCGGGGCGGTTTGGTCAGGTAGAAAGTGCTGGGCTTGGAGGCGCAGCCAGTCAGGAGTAAGGCAATCAGTAAGTATCTCACCAGTCGTCTCCAAAGCGGTTGTGTTTCGGCGGCCCTTCCTTCAGCTCGGCTTCCAGTTTGCGCTGTTCCTCGCGCTGCCCGGCCTGGGCTTTTTCCACAGCTTGGGTGGCGCGTTCCAGCGTCTCGGCCTTGTCCTTATCCGGCTTGTTGGCGGCTTCCTTAGCGCGCCAGTCGAACAAGCTGGCCAACGCGGAGAAAGCCGCTTTTACTAACCCTGCTATGTCCATTTCACACCCCCGGCGCGTTGAGTGCTAACCACGCGGCCAGTGCGCCAGAGCCGCCCGCTGCGGTGACTTTCAAACCTTCGATTAGCCACTTGGCCATGTCGATGCCGCCCTCAGTCTTGGATTGCTTGTTTCTAACGTCCGCCACATCCGCCTTAACCACATCGATAACAGCGTCGTGGCGCTCTTTAACTGTGATCAGTTCACGCTCGTGCTTTTCGCGGGTCTCTTTCAGCTCCTTATGAATGGCTTGGGTAACTCCAAGCACTTCCCCAACCTGACGCCCCAGCTCGGTTTTTAGCTCGGCCATCTCCTTTTTTAGCTCTGCGCGGTGATCGGCAATGCTGGCCATCACTTGCTGGGTCATGCGCTCTTGGGACGATACGCGGGCATCAACGTCCGCGAGGCGTTTATACATGCTGTTATGCTCCGCGCGTAGTTCATCGCAGCGCTGGAATAATACCCGCGTGTTGTCCTCCGTCATTTGCAGAACCTCATTTCTATGCGCATGGGCGCGGATTGAATGTCCGTACACACTGGCGCCGCCCATTCACTGAACATCAGGTTGGTAGCTTGGGCGCGAACCCGAAAGCAATGCTCCCCGTTAGCCGTTATCAGGTGGGAGTATGTGACTTCTTTCCCCGCCGTATGCGTGGTAATACCCGAGGGCTGTTGCACCTCGACTTCATATTGAGCGATTTCTGTAAGCGGATCGAGCGGCGTGCCGTTGGCATACGCGGCGGGCGCCTCCCAGCACAGCTCGGCCACGCGGGCGTATACGGCTTCGGCCGGTGGTGCGGTGGGATCTTCGGCAGCTTGAATTGGCTGGCCGAAAACAACTAAAAAGGCAAATCCGATCCAGATCAAATAATTCAAAATGCAATCCTCGTGTTGATCGTACAGTGGGGTGGGCGTTCTTCGTAGGCGGGTAGGCACATAATGCGAACACCAGCGCCTTCGATATGAAGGATTAGTTCGGGCGCTAGGCCCATGCGGGGCTTGTAGCGCGTCACATAGGCGCCCATAGCACCTAGCGTTATGTAGTCGGTTAGTGCGTAGCGGGAGTGCAGCCCGTAGGCGTTATTTTTGTAGTTATAGGCGTCGCGGAAGTGGGCGTAACTACCGCAAAAATTAGCGTCGCAATACTCCACGCCGATAAGGTCGTGCTTGCTATTGACGAGATCGGGGTGCTCGCCAAAATGTTTACTGTACCCATGCAGGTTTATTGCTAACTCTGCTCGGGTATTACCGGCCCACAGGAATATTGCTATCAGGATCGCGGATACTAATAGGTTTCTCATTGCGCACTCTCTCTACTTCAGCTAGTGCAACTTCCTTTTGCGCTTCAGCAAGCTGGCGTGCAGCCCGCTCTGTTTGTAGTTCGGTTTCAAGGGCTTGCTTGGCGGCGCGCTCTTGGTTGCGCTCAGCTTGCAATACCGCACGTTCGGCAATTGGTAGCGCAACCGCCTCGCCCAGGATTTTAGTCATGTGAGCGCCAATGTCTTTGCCGTCGTTTATGCCGCACGGTGCAGCATAGCCACGCACTTTTAACTCGCGTGTCGTGCCGTCTGCTAGCTCAAGGATTTCTACCTCGTCGCCAAGAATGTTGACGCCGCTGTTAGTGATTTCTATTGAGGTGATTTTGATTGGCATTTTGTTTGGCTCCTGTTATGCGACTGGGTAACTAAACGAGATTCGTATATCTGAAAAACCGCCCCCTTGGATTTCTGCTGCTGCGTCAACATACACGCCTGCATCGGTTATGTAGATAAGAGCGGTTGACGAGCTATTCGAGATAATAATATCAAACTCATTAATATTTTTTGTCGCTGCACCTGCGATACTAATTTTTCCACACGCCCAAGCCGAGCGCTTTGCCGTGTTAGCGGAAACCAACGGCAGATTGAGAGTTAAAGACCCCAGGGGGGAACTGACAGAACTTGCTGTTAGGAATCCAGTAACATGGCACATATTACCGATGCGGGTATAGCTCAGCGTGTCTCCGAGCGTTGAATTAAGCGTTATCGTTCCGCTTGTACCGCACGTCAGGGTAGCTGTGTACGTGTCCTGTTTGTTATTCTCTAAAACATCCTGCCCAGTCGCCACCACGACGCCGGTTGTAAAGCTGCCTGCGCCGGTTACTTCCATCCCTCCGGCAGAGGGCAGTGTTACCCTATCAGTGTTAGAGGTGCGTAATATCAACGGGTGCGCCCCGAATGTACCTATCTCAGCCTTCCCTGCCGACGACGACAAAACTATATCTACGCCGTTTGTCGTATCACTGAGCAAAAGAGTGGGGTTTCCACCGTTTGAGCCGTTTGACGTTAAAGATGCCGCAATTGGCGTGGTTGTTATCACAGTGATTGCGCCGGTTACGTCAACACCTTTAAATGCTTCTAGCCGCCCGACTTTCCCTGTCTCAGTTGATACGCGGAGGAAATCGTCGCTGTCTGCTTGATTAGCTACCAACAATGCGTAACGGTTAGCAGCACTCCCGCCAGCATTTATTTTTAGACCAAACCCATTAGTCGTGTCGTTATTCTGTAGCCGCGCTACGGGCAACCCTTCGTTAGCTAGTACGTCTAGCCGTACATCCGGCGTTCTACCAACACCAAGGTTTCCGGTTAAATTGTTATCCGTTGAAAGCCGGCCATACCGCCCATCGCCGGTATCACGGTTAACCGCGTGCCCGCCAGCGGTGGCGTTGGCGACTGTAATCGTGTCAGTAGTACGAACAGGCTGATCCATCGCATAGGGCATATTCGCAGCAGGGAGAGTATCCGAGCTACTGAGCTGCGTTGGTACGCCGGCTTCGAGCGATAACGGTTTCTTCTCTGCCACGATCTACCCCCTTATGCCAGTACGTAATGCTGACCAACTTCGACGTTGATATTAGCCGCTGCGGTGGCCACACCAACGCGCTGGACGACGTTACCCGCAGACGAAGGCGGCGTCGACGTAAACCCACCCGGTGTGGTGGACAGGTATACCGGTCCGCCTGTCGCACCCGACACTTGGTCGTTACTACCTTCAAAATACACCGTCGCTGCAGCGGGCGATGTTACTGCTGCCAGGACGAACCCGTGGGCCTCTTTACCCGCCGTGGTTGCGTCCGCTTTGCGCGCTTTAGGCGTGCCAGAGTCATCCCAGATATTAACGAAATCACCGCTGGCAAGGTTCTCAGAGGATACGATAGACGCCGTATCCGCCGCGATCCCGGTCGGCATGAACGAGGTATGGAGCTTACCCGCCGCGTCCAAACCAATGCCCTTACCTGCATCCCCCGCACCCGCAGACGAGGTAATCAGCTCGCGCTCGGTCGGTACCCCACTCACTAAATAAATCGGTTTATCAGCCATCTGTTATCCCCTTACGAACGCTGGCCCAATGGCCACTTGTAGTTTATTTGCCGCCAGGGCGATGCCGACTTGGCGCACGATACCCGTTGCGGGCGGTGTATGTGACACCAACCCGTCAGTTGTTAAATACACCGGTAGCCCAGTAGTGAACGCACTGGAGGGCCATGCGACTAGCCCCACTTGCTGCACCGTAACGTCGGCTCCATCCACCGCTGCCCCAGTACTCACCCCCACGACTCTGTATCCGGTGTTATCCGCCGAGGAGGCGTATACCACAGTGTCATCGCTGGTGAGCGCCACGACCCGGTGTCCACCGATCGCTCCCGAGGCTGCCCGCACCAGCACTTCACTGCCACCCGGACCCGCAGGGCCTGGAGGGCCGGACGGGCCTTGGCTTGCACCGACTACAACGACATGCTCAACAGGCTCGACGATCACCAGCGTTTCTTGGCTTTCAACGATGAGCACATCAGTCGGCATGGCTGGCCTCGCGCTCGACGAACACCCGCCCGCTGGCGAGTAAGTTCACTACATCAGGATCGGCGCCGCCGTCCGTTACCATCTCGATGTCATACACCCCCCGCAGATCAGCCAGGGCTGCCGTGGACACTGAGTCGACCGTGATAACAACCTGGGCTTTGGCGGTGTCAATAGCAATATCCCCTACATCGCTGGTGCCTTCCCACAACACAGTGCCGCCGACTTTATCGCGGATCATCATGCGCGCCGTCATCGCGGCCATATCCACAGGGGTGTAAAACTGAATGTGCCCACCGGAGGTGTAGGCAGAGAGGAGTGTCCCGTTGACGTCGTTGACATCAATGGTGTTGGTATCGACCACGGTACCGGTAAAAAAGTCACGCTGGCGTGGCGGGTCCGCAGAGGCGTTAAGTGATGTCATGCCTCCTACCCCGGCGACGGCAAACCGCCACCCATCAGGCATTCCGTGGGTGGGTACCGTTAAGCGTAACGGCGCGGTTTGGGCAATGGCTGTTATGGCGGCGTAAATGTAGGGCGGCGCAGCCCAGCGAAACGAGACTGTGAACGTCTTACCCTGCACTAATCGCAGGTCGTAGGGCAGTGTGGTTAACGCGGTCATGTCGGCCCTCAGCGGAAGACGTGTTTCCCCCGAGTATAGCACACGCCTTGTGCAACGCTAGGGCTACTCGCCCCTTACAGCCCCGGCAAAACGCGTATCGCCATCACGTATCGCCACGTCGGTCAGCAGGTCGAAGTTGAGTAACGCTGACTGGCCTAATAGGCGCCTTGGTGAACTACGTGCATCGATCACCCACCCGTGGGTAAACGCATCGTCATCGTAACCCAGGATGTAGGCGATGGTCCGCACCTCGCCTTGGCGGGCCTGCTCAAGCAACCGCTCTAGCGCCGCTACGGTGGCCGGGTTAGGGATTTTATCTTTGATGTCGTGCAGCTGTGCGGTCATGTCCACCCTCCGGCGCGGCGTTTGGCGACTGGTCTGGCTGCGGTGCGCCGCACGGCACCGAACAGCCCGTCCACGTGCAGGGACATATACTGGTGCGCTTCGCACACGTGGCTCCACGGGTTCTTGTCCGGCTTGGGTGCCAGTGACTCGTCCTTGGCGACTTTGAACCGATACCGCCCCGTCATCCCCTCAATCAACATCTTACACCGTGAGTCAATCAGGTGCCTTGCGCCACCGTCCACCTGCCCCGCCAACAGTCCTTCTACCGCGGCAATCCGCGCCGCCAACACGTTGGTCCGCGCCGGGATAATGTTGAAGCCATGCGCTTGAAACACCTCCGTCACCATCCTTTCATCAGTCTGCGCGCGCTGCGTGCCGGCAGGGTCGCAGATTACCGCCACGGGGTGGCCTGGGAACCGCTCAGCCAGCATGGGCCTGAGCTTGTCACGGATAAACCGCGTGGCGCCCATATTAGTGCTCGTTATCTCGGCGAACGTCAACACCCGCCCATAATAGTCCTGCTGGCTGATGGTGCAGGCGGGTGTAAGACCGAGATCCACTCCGATCAGTAACGGCCGCTCGGCCGACACGATGGGCTGCAAGGGGGTTTTGGAGACGTGGAAATCGCGGTTAAACCCGGTGTACACTGGCTTGCCCGACAGACTGCGACCAAACTTGGCATGGATATAGACATCGATCCACTCGTCGGTTTTCCCCAGCGCCAAGTTCTCATAGTAGCCAGGGTCGAGAAATTGCAGCCAGTCCGCATCAGGGCTGAGCCCCGAGGGCTGGAAGGTGACGTGCGCGTTCGACGGTGGATCACGTAAAAAGCGCTCCCAGTACGTCTCCGCGTCGGGCGGGTTAGTCGCCCCCCACATGCGCTTGGCCATGGTCCCGTTTTCGTACACACACCCACCGATGGGATGCCCTTTATCGTCCACGCCCCACTCGGCACGCGGCGGCACCAACATTTTATCTGGATAACGCCCCAGACGTCCCTGCATAGCTTCAAAGATCTGCGGGTGGATCTCCCGGAATTCATCAAACACCGCAAAGCTCGCCTGCAGCGAGAGCAGACGGCGCACGTCATTCTGATCATCCAAACCCCGCCACAGTACCTCACACTCCACGTCATCGAAGCGCAGCGTGAATTTGTACTCCGTCTTATGGAAGGTACCCGCCAGCCCGTCAGGGAACCATTTCAGAAAGTCCGGTATGCTGGTATCCCGCAGCTGCTCACGTGAGTTCCGCACCCACACGCAGCGCGAGCGCCGCACGCCATCTGTGCACTTGGCCATCTTGGCTGCGTGGTAGGCAATTTTCATAATCGCCGCGCTGGTTTTCGCCGAGCCCAGCGGGCCGACAATCAACTCAATAAACTTCTCGCCGGTCAGAAACGGTACCGTCGAAACAGGTGGGGAGAACTCCACGTGTGATTGGGTGGGCGGGGTGGGGCGAGTGGCCGGGTTAACCCAAGGCATAGGCAGGCACATCCAAGTCAGCGAATGAAGGTCCGTCGGTGGTTTCGGCGTCGCGGCGGGGGTCGTCTGGATCAGTTAAAGTGGTGTCCTCGTACTCGCCGTCAAGCGGGTCGTCGGTGTCGTCGG